CCAGAACTCGTCGTTCTCCTGGGCGCGCAGGAATCTAGCATCTTTTAAGACTTCCGAATTACTGACCAACACCCCGTTGGCAAAGTAGTTGTGGTTGTCTTCTACGGTGATATCAAACACGAGATACGACTCGTACGCTGCTTTAGTGTACGGAGTAACCGAGACTACTTCGACTTCTTCCGCCCAAGCACCGCCGACAGCAAGTAGGTCATTCCACGCACTACCGACCGGTAATGCGTGGTTTATCTTGTATCCCATCATCGGCGGCAGATACGGGGCCAACATCTCGGCCCACCTGCTCAAATTATCCCCGCCCCTTCCTCCTTTAGGTAGAACCAGCTCGTAGTAAACCGAATTCCCGTTTTTACGGCAGCGGCTCTCCCACGGCAGGCCGGTAAAGTCTCGCATCTCCTGTGATAAAGTCTCTACTTCGCCCTTAGAGAAACCGCAGGTGTGTATTTTGTAGGAAGTAGTTTTGCCGTGGTTGCGCGTAACGCTTCCGTCGTCGGCAAACCATATACCTATTCCGTACCACCCCATCTCCGAAACGATACCGGCCGGAACCGTCTTTTTACCGCCTATGTAGAATCTCTTTATGATTTTAGTGGTGGCCGGGTGTTTAAACAGGCGGGCCCTCTTACCAGGTGTTTTGGCAAACCCGCCAGCGGAAAGTTTTCTTTGCTCTGACGAGCACCACAGGTTGAGCAATTTACTCACTTTCCAATCCAAGTAGTCTATTTGCTCATGACCGTGGCTCATAACGATTCCGCCGGTCTTAGGCCACCCTATAACCTCGGTAGCCGTCTCCTTGTGAAACGCGTACGAGTCCCCCAGCAGGCCGCCAATTATCATGGCCTTCTGCCAGTCGCTTACCGACGTACCCGGGGAATAAATCTTGTCCCCCGGTACCAGTTTTCCAGCCGGCACTTTGCCGGATGGTGTGTAAAAACCGTGGTTAGAGGTGCACCTGATTGCTCGACGTTTAGCAGGGAAGTGCCCAACTAATCCCACTTTCCTAGTGGTAGCGGCCGTGGTCTCTACCAGCAACAGCTCGTCCGGAGACGCTACGCGACAGAACCAATTCGTTACTTTCTTGTACTCCAGGGATCCATCCGGATTTCTAGACAGTACCTCTACCGGTTTTCTCTTTTGTACTATCTTGCTGATCTCTATGTCGCCGTCTCGTGTGGTTACGTTGACGCACCCCATGAAGCACGCACCGTGTCCGAGCAGGGCCATGGTGTCCCCCATGCTCATCCGTGCCGCCTTGCCGGACTGACCCCGCATGGGCAGGCCGGCGTCGTCGTAACCCCCCAGGCCGCGGGCTTTGACCTTATCGTCGGCCATGTGATGCAGTTTCAGAATGTACGACGTGCCGGTAAACGCTTTGACTGCCTTACCAGTCTTGGGGTCAGTAACCAGCTCCGTAGGGCTGATGCCGGCCGCGCGCAACTTGTCGTAAGCTTCGCGGGCGTTGTCCTGCCCTCCCCTGAAGTCTGACGCCAGGATCGGCTTACCCGTCATAGCCGCCAACTTACCGAGGGCCGTCTCCACCTTCATGGACGGGTTAATACGCGACGTCATTGCCAGCGGAGAAATCAATACGTCGAACGGCTTGCCGTCCTCTCCGGTAGGCATTTCGTGGTCGGGGATAATGTGACACACCCCCTTCCCACCGAAGCGGTTACTGTTACCGCACCATACGGGCTTCCCATTCCTTCTCACGTAAAGTACGTGATTTTTCGGCAGCGTCACGCAGTGCACAGTACCGTCGTAGTCTGCCCACTCTTCGGTCTGAGCAGACTGCTTATGTACGTGCGGGTGATTGATACTCGGTCTATTCTTGGTGTTGTAGATGCGCACGTAGAACACTTCACGTGCCTGGCACGTTTTGCCACCGATGACTACCGTGGTTGCTGGCTTGCTATCGATATTGGCTGATATACCCAAGTGTAAAGCCAGGCGCTGAACACCGTCAGCCAAACGCCTAGACGTGGTGCAGTAGTTTATCGGCACCCCTTTCTTAGAGTGGCCGTCTCCCCACATGAGCCACTGAAAAAGGATTTTCAGCAGATCCGTACCCCACCCGAATACCTCTTCCGGTATGAATTTCTCGTGCGACAATCCGAACTGCTTTAGGTGTTCAGACCACACCTTGCTGTATACCCGTACCTTAGAACCGCTGCTGGAGTCTCCAAACTTAACACCGGCAGCGGATAAAGCCGCAATCATGGCATCACGGTTCGGCTGCTTAATCTGCGTCAGGTCAAACCCGTAACTACCTGACTCTGTGTCATCGACCCGATTCCCCTCAGACAAGTACATGCCTAGAATCATGGCGTAGGTAGAGGCCGGTACAACTACATCAGGAATAAGTCGTGTGGTTACCCCTCCCTGACCGGCTTTAACCGTGACTCCGGGGAGAACAACCTCAGTAGGCGATACACCACCTCGCCACTCGGCGTTGCGTAGCATACGGTAGCGACGGCCGAACACGTCTCTGGCTTCTACCAGAGCGTACTTGCTGTATCTGTTTTTACTACCGAAGTCCACGAACAGTCTGTGGTTATCGGTCACCAGTAGATCTACCTGAGTACTAGCCACCCGGTACATCCTACCGGCGTGATCGTAGGTAGTAGTGGCGATCGGGCGGATGTACTCCAAGCACCTAGTCTCGGGATTCAAAGAAGCCACTTCGTCATCGGTGTTGACCGAGGCGACAGGCTTCCACCCGGTACGAGTTAGCACTTCCGTTTCCGGGTCGTAACAAAGCTTGTCGGCCTCCTTGAGTGGCTTGCTCGCTTTAACCGTGACGACCAGCCCGGACTTGGTCTTGGCCACGTCAGCCACAACGCCAGGCACAGAGTCGTCCCAGACTAGACTGGCGTCGGTTAAGCCGGCCTTACGGCCTTTACTGAGTCCGAACTCTGGTGCCTTCTTCCTGACGGCCAATGCCAGCGGCTGACCCGGCTCAACCTTAGTACCCGGAAGAATGGCCCCGGTCTCGTCGTAGTCCTTGAGTTTGTTACGGTCGAGCGCCGTAGGGAACGCGGCGACGAAAGCGGACTTCGTAGGAATGATCGAATCGTCCGAGTAATCCAGGTCGTGACGGTACAGGTGGTCCGACGTGGCTCGCTTCGCGAAAGACTCCGACACGGCGAAGGCGTCTTCGTACGTCGGCTTACCGCGCAGGTAGGGGTAGAAGGCCACCCGCGCGTTCAACCCGTACGCCGCGTGGCCTTTGTCGTCGGTGAAATTGCTGCGAGCCAGCATCGAGCCCGGGGTAATACGATCGCCGACTTTAACGATAGGCGTAGAGTGCAACGGACTCTTACGGCCGATCGGCAAGTTGTTGTAGATGCCGTGCTCGACCTTGCCTAGCTTGTCGTACTTGACCGAGATACTGTCAGGACCGACGTCGACGACTGTACCGACGTCGGGCTTGGCCCACGCGGTACCCATGTACCTGCCGTACAGCTCCTCGAAGCTCTTATTAGCGTCGCCAGGCAACGCGGCCCGCACCAGCGGAGCCTCCGGGTTCACCAAGGGCAAAGCCTGGGCGATGAACCTCGCCCCCATGGAGACGCGCTGCGGCTTGGCAGACGACTTGTACGGAACCATATTCGACAGCGGAGAGAACGTCTGCTCCATGGACGGGGCGACGTAGGCGGCCTCCCGCTTCTTAACGTAACCCAGCTTGCCCCCGACAATAGCCGGAACCTGCTCGTCCGGGCCGGCTTTCTCGTACGTCACAGGGAACGCTACTGAGGCGTCCGCCAACTGCTGCGGAGACCGGTACACCAACTTACCCGTCGCCGCGTCACGCACCGGGGCGTAGATCCTCTTATCGCTACCGAGCCTGGTGCCGAACGCCACGCGCAGGTCGACACCGACGGACTCGCTGTTGCCGGACCAGAACCCCACACCGGAGTTTCTGCGGCAGAACAGGAGACCGCCCTCAACCGTGGCGCAATAGACGCGACCTTGATACTTCGTGCGCTTCCAGGCACTGCCTGGTACGTACTGAGAGACGGCGGAGGCGTCTAACGACGAGTCGTACACTGCGGCGATGCCGTAGGCTTCAGACGCGTTGACGAACCGCCAGGTCGAGTCGAACTGACACACCCACATGCGGTGGTTGCCGGTGACGAGGAAACGGACCAGACCCTCGTCGCACCCGACCAGGTGCCCGTCGAACTCGTACGAATGCACCTTGTACGGCTTCTTGAACTCCGTCTTTTTCCCGACGCGGCAAGCCAGCTCGTCGTCCTCAGTAACGTCAGGCCACTTCTTCCACCCGGAGTGCGTGAGCACCTCGGTGTCGGCGTCGAAGCACTCCGGTGTTTTCACCGGGTCTACGAACAAGAACTGACCGGGGCTCAGGTTACGCGAGCTCTTAGGGACGGCGTCCGAAGAGCGTCCCAATCCGCCTTCTCCGACCTTGGAGATGCGGGAACCGTGGTCCAGGTACTCGGCCGCCGACACCCCCTCCGGCATCTGCGCCAAGCCGGACGACATGAACAGAGCCTTGATGTGCTGATTCAGCATCCCAGGCAATATGCCTTTAAGGGAGCCGGCGTTAGTGGCCCGCCACAGGGCGTCGTTGAGGGCACGACTGCGCGTGATGCGTTCGGCTATGAGGTGCTCCGGACCCCACACGGCCTGGTAGGCGGGGCTGTCTCGGTCGTCCGCCTCCTGCTCACCGCGGGCAACTGCCAGCGTCTTCTTGAGCGTAGACAGAAACATCTTCGGACCGTACGTGTCTTCCTTGATCCCCAGTGTCTTGTTGACGACCCACGGGTCTACTTTGCCGCCCATGGCCTTGGCGACCGCGGCAATCTTTGCGGCGTCGTCGGAGGCTGGCTTATTGCGGGGGCCGAACTTCTCGTAGAGCTTGTCGAGGTGCTGCGGCTTCACCGCCTCCAGGTTGACCTTAGCCAGCTTATCGCCGATGGCCTGCACCAGGTCGGCGTCGTTGAGACCCATGGCCTTAAGGGCAGCGGCGGCAGGGATCTCCGCCTGACCCACGTCGATCTTAAACACACCCGTACCCTGGTCCAGACGAATGCGGTGCGAGATGCCCTCCCCGGGGAAGTGAACGACGTGCCCTTCCACCTCGTCGTTATCTTTTCGGCGCACGTACACGCCGGGAAGAAGACGAAACTGGCTGGACATGGCCGACGGTATACCGTCTAGAGAGAACGTGCCGTGGTCGGTCAGGTGCGGAATACTGCCGAGGGAGACGTGGCGAGAATCCACCAGCTGATTTGTCGTAACGTCGTGCAGGTTCAGCGTGGCTGAAATCTTCTTCGACAACGACTTTCCGTGCAGCAGCGACTTCTTGTGCTCAGCCGGGGTATATTCGTCTGCCCCGGAATACTGCGGGTCTGCGATCGAAAGACGGAACCGCGTGTTCTCCGCCGGGGCCATCGACGACACAGCCTTCAAAGCGTTGTCGTAGATCGCGCTCCGCGTAGAAGCGTGGTCCCCGAACTTACGGAGGCCGACGGAATCACCGTCGGCCTTTTGCGGCTGAGAGAAATCCACGGACTATCTCCTAACGCTGCAGTAATTTGGGTTTCGGAGGAGCGATGACGTACTGAACGTACGGTTCTTCTGGGGTGTCGCCTTTGAGCTTACGGGCCCGTTCCGCAGCCGCCCGAACTAGGCTCATTGACCTGGAGTCGTTATACGCCCTGAGGGCCCCGTATCCACCGGCCCCAAGAGCTAAGGCTGTCGTGACGGTTCCCCCCATCGGGCCGAGCTGAGACAGAGGAAACAGTAGCCGCTTCGCAACGTCAACCATGGCCTCTTCTGCGGCCTTCCTCAAACCTTGAACCCCGGCCCCGCGCGAAGCCGCCGCCTGAGCCAGCGCAGCGTGGTACTCATCTCTGGCGGCGTTGACCTCTTCCTCGTCGTCCTGCTCTTGCTTCTTGGCGAACGGAATACCGGCCAACCGGTAACCGGCGTAGGCCGCCGCCGGAACCCCGGCCGCCAGGGCCACGTTGTATAGCGGGATATCGCCTGGCGTTTTCGGGTCGACGCCGAGCGGGGACGTGAACGTCAGGTTTCTACGGATGAAGTCGCTGAACCCCGGCAAAGCCGATGAGACCGCGTCTTCTGCCTGCTTCGGGAGCGGGGCTAACGACGGGGCTCGGAGGGTTTGGATATCCTCCTCCTCTTCCTCCGCGCCCGGAATGGGTATCTTAACGACCTTCTGCGGGGTGCCGTGAAAGTCCACCGGGTCCGGCGTGAACCGGCTGTACAAGTGCGCCGCGCCGGCCACGCCGGCTCCGGCCAAAGCAGCCTGTCCCAGGTACGAGACGAGCTTGTTAACGGCCTGGTCCCGCACCGTCGATGAGTCCACCATCCGACACCTCGCTGGATACCTGGGACCACAGAACGTGGGCGAATAACTCGTTAGGTGTATTCGGAGCCCACAGTTCTTTGATGGACGTTAACTGTGCCGCCGGATCAGATCTAACTTTGCTCAGCAGCTCCACGTACTCTTCGGCGTCGTCCGGTAACTTGAAGAGTCTGTAGAAGAAGTTGACCTTTGCGTTATGGGGGAACTGCCCCGGGGAAACCGTCAACTGTTGCATTTCGCTCCCTCAGTTTTGCCGCCCGCCTCCGCAGCTCTCTAGCCAGAGCCGCAGACGACTGGCGGTTCAGCTCCGTTTGATCGGCTGTGTCTTTGATATTGGCGGCAGCCTCTCCCGCCATGTGTCCGACAAAATACGGCATCAAAACCGTCCCGAGAGCGCCGGTCGCCAGGACGGGGGCTCCTAGGTCGGACAAGTCCACGGCAACCTTGGCGGACTGCCTGGAGGCGGCCAAGTCAGTCTGTTCCTGCGTCATTCCGGCGTCCCGGCAGGCGCGGACGAACCCTCGCACATACTGCTCTGCCGCCTCTTTGACGTTGATCATGATTTTTTCTGCCTCTTCGGGACGCCCACTGGCAATAGTACCCTGGAACTCTTGATGACGGATATGTCTTTTGTCGGGTCCCCATGTCTCTCGGCCTCACGCATCAACTCCTTGAGGATAGCCGCCAGGCGTACGTCGTTGCGGCCGTGATCGCGGCACCACGCAGCCTGGTCTCCGGAAGCCCCTACGCCTTCAGACAGGTAGGAGTCGGCTATCTGAAACAGAGCCTTGAACATCAGACGAAGCTGATCAGGGAAATACGTGTGCATCTCGCCGGTGTTCTGATTCTGCATGGACACACCGCCGTCTGCGTGCCAAATTCTGTACGTGGTCCCGGTGGCGCCGGTCCACGTGTACATCTTGAGTTCTGGCGTAGCAGACGAAATAACTTTTGACACCTTAACGCTCCGGTAATGAGAGTGCCCGAGGAACGGTCGCCTTTAGTAGACCAGCCCACCAACCTGTGGACTGGAGAGACTTTTGAGCGCTCGGCGTGAGCCCGGCCAAAGCCCCTAGAGTCTTACCGACCAAGATACCAGACGCGGCGCCCGCCCCTGTGGCAAACGCGATTCTAGCCACATCCCAAGGGGATACCCAGGAGCTTCCGGTAGACGCTGAAGCCGCCTGAATCATGCCGGCGGCAGTAGCCCGCAGGTGCATCGGCGTCTGATCGTCTGCCATAAGCTGACCGGCAAACCGGTTAGCCGGAATGTCAGGCGAGAACAGGTCTACCGCTTTCTTCTCGCGAAACTCTAGGTCTTTAGCTATGTGGTCAACCGTATGAAACGGCGTAGTGCCGGCCTGAATATTCTGGTACGCCTGCATAATGCCAGGGGCGCCCCCTAGCGCCGCGCCCAGCAGCGCAAACCTCTTCTTCAGAGCTGACGGCTCCAGGACGTCGTCAGGAGCCAGCTCGTCAGCCACAGCCCCGCCGGCTAGTCCTAGACCTGCGCCCAGAGCTGCGCCTATCAGCGTGTTAGTGATAGGCCTAGGACCGCCCCAGTAGGCGTTAATAGGCCCTGCCCGCCAACCCATGATGTCGGCGGCGTGCGTCAGACCAGGTACTCCGGTGTACCCAGACGGGTCAGCGTCGACAGAGGCCTTGATGAGGGACGACGCCGCTTCGTGTACAGCCCACGGCACGTCCGCCCAGCGTCTAACGGAGGTAGTCATGGGATTATCGTACCTTCGCCGGTGCGTTCACGGAAGGCGGTACCACCAAAAGGTCGTACACGGCCTTAGCCGGCATGTGCAGCCTGAACCCTGTGGGGGTGTGGGTCAGGCCTAGTATCCCGTTAGCCGGTGGTGTGTCGACCTCCCACGAAGTAGGTGACTCCTTTATCAAGTCCCTAACTATGGAAGTCTTTCCGTCGTAGTCTCTTGCGTCTGACCGCCTCTTGGCCTCCATAAGCCGCTTCAGAGGGCTTACCGTAGGCTTAACGGGTGCGGCCCCTGTAGCGGCCGCTACGTCCGCCAGTGCGGCAGCAGACTTGCTGTTTGCAGTACCCACCTCACGCAGCAGGTCGTTGAACACAGAGTTAGTGCGGTCTTTCTCAGAACTCATGCGGCTGAGTGTCGCGTCGACCGTGCGGCGGCTAGCCGGATCGTCCATACCAAAAAGACCTAACGTCCGGGCCAGCATGTCTTTAGGCAGGGTGGATGAGTACCGCTCGATACGCATGGACTTGAGGTCTTCTGGTAGACCCAGGTGCGAGTCAAAACGTAGACCTCTGGCAGACGCCTGGTCCGTGCGGGCAGAGTTCCAGTGCGGGTCTAGTATCTGCGTGAGCTGGGCCCCCTTGAAGGACACGCCTTCAGAACCGCTCGGACCGACCAGTACGACTTTGATCTTGCCGTCATTAAAGTCGGCGACAGCCTTCTTCCTCTCAGCGTCGGACAGGCCGCCATGGAACAAGGCGTTTGGTATGCCGGCGTAGGTGAGTGCTGCTGCGTACGGCTTGAGGCCGGCTCCGACGAAGTTAGAGTACACGATCGCCTTCTGCCGCGGGTCATCAACAACCTTCTTCAGGTTAGTAAACGCCGTCTGAAGTTTTCCTGACTCCTTGAACGCCTTCAATGGGTCTTGCGACTTCATGAACGGCATGGTCGACAGGGCCACCTGGCGAGGGCCTGTCATGAACGACCGGGACTGTGCCAGCTCCTGGTCGGAGAGGGGGTAGTCCCACCGCATCTTGTACCGCATCAGCCACGGCAGCCGGTCGTACATGGCCTTATAGATCATGGCCTGCTGCGGCGTCATGTCCGTGTCGATGTCGTGAACGTCTACATCTACCGGGGCTTTAGCCGGTTTGTAATAATCGACCTTTCCCTTGAGAAGCTCCTTCAGCTCTTCCCTATTGTTAACGAACGGTTCGACAACTGGCTTAGTACCGGTAAGCCTACCCAGAAGACCCCCCGGATATATCTTCCTTTCGCCGACGTACCTGTGGTTGAACTCCTCGGTAGACATGCGCCTACCGGTAAGAATTTCCAGTAAAGGAGCCAGCTCGTCAGGTCTGTTCCTGATGGGGGTGCCGGACAGCAGGATGACGTTCTTGGCTTTAGCTGCCAGAATCTTGGCAGCCTCTGTCTGTGCCGAGTTAGGAGATGTCAGCCGCTGCGCTTCGTCAAATATGACTGTGGGGGCTTCGTATTTGTCAGGCTCTGCTGACGCCAAGGACGTGTAGCTAATAACGCTGTTAGACGGGGGATTATGCAGAAATTTGCCGATCTCGCCGCGCATATTAGTTCTTAGCGACGCAGGAGTTACGGCAAGAAACGGTTGATTGAGTGCGTCGGCAGAACCTAGTGCAGATAAGCCTTTGCCGGACCCCATCCCGTGAACTAGCAGCTTCTTGAACGACGCCCCCGGTTCAGCCGCTACCGACGAAGCCTGATCTATCAGCTTCTGTTGGTGTTCTTGCGGAACGATACCAGGCACTACAGCCACGGGAACAGCTCCGAAGCTCTCTTCGTTGATTTTAGCGGTGCCTCGGATTCCAACCACTTCTTGAAGTCCGGCATGAAGAATCCGCGGATTTCGCCGAGCCTCGAGTCCGCCCACCACTTAGGATAGTGCGATAGGTAGATATCGCGGGCTGCGTCGACGTGGGCGGCGCCTATGACGACTTTGTGTTCGTCCAGGTCACCAGACTCATCCAGTTGCGATATGACGAACGCCAACTGCACGTCGGCGTCCGGGCCTATGAACACGTCGACCGGCTCGCCGTCCTTACCAGTCGTTCGGTTAATACGGCCGTAGGACGCCTTCATGCGGCGTTCCCACTTCTTACCGTCCTTGGACGTGCCCGTCCTGATACCTCCGGCCGGGACCTCTACGGCTATCTCCAGTCCGTGGATACGCACTTTACCGTGCCGGTAGTTACTGGCCGACACCTGAGCCTGTGTCGGAGTACGGTCGACCACGGCGTTAGCCACGTCGACCTTACCAGGGTAAGAGTGGAACCTGGACATACTGTGCCTTTACTTTGCGGCAGGCGTGAACTGACCCATGACGGCGCTACCCAGTTGCTTATACTTGTCGCCCATACCGGACAGACTCGGCAGAGCGGATAATCCGCCGCCGCCTGCGCCGTAAGCCATAGCGCCGAGACCGCCTAGTCCGAGCAGCGGGGTCAGGTAGCTGCCGAGGCCGCTCTCCTCTTCCTCTTCGTCACTGCTTTTTCCGCGCATAGCGGCCATCAAGGCGGCCAGGCCGGCTGCACCGGCACCGCCGCGAACCAGCCACTTACTGTCGTCTCCCAGGGAGTCCCAGTAGTTTTTCAGCGGTGCTACCGGCTGAGTGGTCACAGGAGCCGGCGGAGTAATAACGGACTTAGTAGCGGCAGTAGGAACCGGAGCCGGCGGGGCGGAGGCTACAGGAGCAGCGGGCGTAGTTGCGACCGGGGCTGCCGGGGCAGCGGGAGCCGGCGGCTTAGGGGCTTCAGGTTCCATGACGTTGTTCTCTCTCTGGGTATTTGCGGCGACTAAGGCGGAGCCGGCAGCAGCAGGTAGTACTACGGCGTTACGGATAGCGTCGGAAGTAGAGTTTCCTACGGCCTTAGCCGCAGCGGCTGCGGCAGTATTACGCGGAGTAAGTATCGAAGACGGATCAACTACCGGCGCCTTAGTTAGCCCGCCTAGTGCCTTATTGCCGGCGGCGTTTCCTAGCATCATACCACCTACGCCAGCCACACTCTTGGACAGGTCGTCGTTGAGATACCCTGCTCGATTCGCCGTGTCTATACCGGCCTGCGTAGCCCCCGTCGTAGCGGCGTCGGCTAGTACTCTACCCGTCTGCGCCCCTATTACCGACGGGAGTCTGGACAGTAGCTTCTCTCCTTGACCAGCCAGACGACCGGCTCCGGGTAGGGCGGACAGCATCGCGTCGGCGGCGTCTGCCCCCATAGTTACAGCGTCGCCCATGTCGGTAGACGTCAACTTAAACGGCGTCGGGGTCTGGTTAATAGTCGGGTCGTACGGCTTAGCTATGGCAGCCCGCAACCCGGCATTTCCTCCTAACGGGTCTACCGCCTCTGAGTTAAACAGGTTGCCGCCCGGCAGGGTCTCTACGGTACCAGGTCGTACAGCCTCAGCAACCCGCATAGCCGTCCTAGGTAAAGACGACATACCCTCGGCCAGGTAAGTCAGCGGTATGTCAAACCCGGGACCGACTTTTGTTTTATGACCGAACGGCGTCACCTCTACGTCGCGAGAATACGGCGTAAAGTACCCTGACCTACGCGCCTTATCTCCGGCCCTGGTCGACCCTTCGTTGGCCAGCACCTGGAGAGCCGACTGAATGCCCGGCTTACCGATGGACTCCTCGAACGCCGTCCTGCGCCCGTCAGCGGCTGCTTGTGGGTCGTTGAGAAGTTTCTCGTACTCCCTAGCCAACTGCACGTCCATCGGCGGCAGCTTAGGCGGGGCAGGCTCCGGTTTGGGTCTAGGCGGAGGCAGCGGAGCTTGGTCTAAGACGTCTCGCAGCATGGACTCAGATTCTGAGCCCCATGACGGCACGAACCGGCTGAGGGTTCTAGGGGTCTCAGTTGACCTAAGTTTAGGCTGTGGCTTGAGTTCCGGAATCGGCTCCGGCGGTATGTAGGCCTGCCGCCCGGGGGACGGAATATCCGACGCGTCCAGGCTGAGTGGCTCGACAGTCTTTGGTGCTGTCGGCTGGGTCTGAGCAACAACACCGCCCGGGGAGGGCGGTGTTGGGGGTATCCCGTACGCTAGTTTTTGCATGTGAATACCTTAGTTCGCTTGTTGAGCCTCAGCGACCTTGTTGAGCAGGAGCAGGTCGACCGGCTCGAGCCGGCTGAGCAGCTTTTCTTTGAGCTGGGGCTTGCAGTTCGGGCTGTTGGCGAACTTGACGATCGCCGTGGCTTGCCCCAAGCGGTGCAGCAGAACACCCTTGAGTTGTTCACGTTCGGTCATGACAGGCTATCTCCGGGGATTGGGTGATCTTATCCGATAAGGATAAACGGCTCAAGCCTGACCCTGCAACACGGCCTGAACGCCTTGTTCTCTGCCGACAGATTCTCCGCGCGACCTGATCTCTTCGATGCTCTGCACCACAAGTTGGTGATACGTCTGGTTGGCTTTACGTATGTCGCCGAGACGACGAACGCGGTCGGACTGCGGCAGCATCAGACAGTACCCGGCTTCGGCCTGCGCCATTTCGCCGAGCTGAACGATGTCGTAGCTGGTGCCGGACGGCGGAATGGCCGGTGCCGCCGGTAGTCCTTGCTGCGCAAGATCGCCGCCGGACGGCGGGGCTCCGCCTCCCTGCGGCTGACCTTGTTGCGGTTGACCTTGCCCGCCCTGCTGTTGTTGCGCCTGCTGATCGGCGGCGGGAGCGGCGGCGGCAACCTGAGACGTGACGCTGAGAGACTGAGACTCGCGTTCGAACTCGGCCTGCGCTTTTGCAGTGGACTTCTGCTCTTCGAACCTCTTCCGCATAACCTCCGGGTAGGTCTTGCCGATAGTACGCAGGAAGTCGTCGTAGCTGCCCTGACCGGATTGTGCCAGGTTGAACAGAATCTGGCGCAGTTCGAGGTCGTCCGCCAGGCGCGGCGGGACCAACTGAGCGGTGCACGGGGTTACGCGTCGCAGCCTGTTAAGGCGGCCAGATGTGTAGGACAGCAGGCTGTTGAGGCCGTGAAAAAATGAGCTGTTGAACCGTTCGAACAGGCGCACGCCCACCGGGGCTTGCTCCGTGGTGAGACTGGCTTTGTAGATCTCGACCGGCATGCCGATGCCGTTGAGGGCTTGGTCGGTCGTGTAGTCCATGATGTCGGTCGGGATCAACTGCTTCGCATCGGCCCCGAAAGCCTGGTACTGCATGGGGTGCATTGAAAAGTGCCACGCGCCGGGATCTCTCCTGTGCTCGGAGAGCATGTTCCGGAAGGCGTTGGCCATCTCGGGACCGTTGATGTTCCGGACCACGTCACCGACGTCCTGGTTAGTTCCGGCAGGAGCCGGCGACACTACCCGGAACGGCGTGGTGTGGTAGTTGATCACGACCTCGTTCTGCCGACGCATCATCTGCAGCTGAAACATGGTCCGGTACGATGTGATAGACCTCGGCACGCCGACACCGCGGCTGCGGATACCGGACAGCGGAAGGTCGACCCAGTGGTGAACTTGCCCTTCGGCGAACTGATACCGGGCAGTGGTGGTTGCCGCCTCCAACACGCCGACGGGGGCGGAGGACAGGATGAATGAGTCTACGGACTTAACGTCCTGACACACGTCGGACGGTATGTTCCAGATGAATGACCTGATCTTGTTGTGCCAACCGTCGAACCCGAACGGGATGATGTCGTGGGGATTCCAGACGTGCGGCGTAGGCACCGACTCGCGGTCCACGTAATCGTGGTGGGTCATAGACCCGCGGTAGCCGCACGCTCTGCACGTGGCAGAAAACTTCTTGTTTCCGAAAGTGACTCCGGTGCCGACGCCGAACAGGTCTTTAATGCCGTGAATGGTCGGGCAGTTAGGGCACTCCAACATGCGCCGGATGTTGGGGAGGATGCTGCAGTAGGCTGACCCGTAAACCAGGTTGCAAACCCCGGCCGACATGCAGAAGTCCCACAGCCCGAACTTGTTGATAAGAAACGACTTGTGGTCTTCTCTAGCCTCGTCGTCCATATCGCCGATGATTTCGATGTCGGTGCAAAAATAGGCCGCCATCCTGGTATAAGCGGCTCGGATGACGTCCAGGGACACAGCCAAGAACTCAGCGTGGCGCAGCATGGCCGGCGTGCTGAGAGGCATAAATGCCGACGCCGCGTCTATGAACGGATTGCCGAATTGGTTATCGGTGCCGTAAGGAGTTCTGTCCAAGGCTGTCCCCAGTTCTTATTGCTCGACGGCCTGGTCTACAGTGAGCACGATGTGCGTGCTACCCTCTACACAGTAGCTTATTCCAGGGTTGAACACAGAGTAGAATATACGACCCCGAGAGTTCTCAACAGCCAAAGTCAGCGGCGGCTCCGGCGGTAGCCGTACCGGCGGTTCAAAGAACGCAGACCCCTGGAACGCCACCAGCACCACAATACCTCCGCCGGCCGACTGGGTCACCACAACTCGGTCGTAATCAGACTTTATAGACCCGGCAGCTCCCAGGTCGAATACAGTCTTTGTTTTAGCCGCCTTAGTAGGCGTGTAGTCGTTAGGCTTCAACTGTGCTCCTCCGATAGCAAAAAAAAACCGCAACCGGCGTTAGCCGGATGCGGTAAGGGACTAGTGCTCGTAAACTGCGAACTTGGGGGTCGACGCCCCCACGAAGACGCCGACACCGATGAACGCGGCGTGGCTGCTCTTCGCGTAGACCCCGTCGTCCTCCAGTTGGATCAGCTGGTTGTAGATGATGTGCCGGTCCTCCACCGGCATCCCCGAGACCTGGACGACGGTCTCGGCGGCACCCGCCGAGTCCTGCTGGATGACCAGCGTCCCGTCCGGTGCGCGGGCCGCCAGGACGGGCACCAGATCGCTCTTGCGGACCGGCAGGGCGACAACGTCGCCCTGGATCAGTTGCCAAGCCTCTCGCAGAACGTCGTCGCTGACGACGGCCGTGAGGGGCGCCTTCAACACCTGGGACGTGTGCCACAGGAGATCGAGCAGCTCGGAGGAGAACGTGCTGCCGGCTCCGAACTTGGACAGGAGACTTACGGTCTCCACGTGAGTCAGGGTGAACCCCGACCCTCCATGATCGGCCACCAGCCGATCGAGGCGGAACGTGGGCGTCGTGTCCACGCCGCCCGGGGCGTTCACGGGCTCCTTGTACAGGGAGACCAGGAACGTACCGTCAAGCGGGACAAAGCCCGTCGACCCGGTCAGTCTCGGGGTCGTGAGTTTGACGACTCCCCTGTCGTCGATGCTGGCCCAGGCGGCGACCGCCCAGTGCGTTCCAGGAATCGAGTTGAACTCCGCCACGGCTTTGATGGCCGGAGAGGAGTTCAGGTCCCGGACGGGCCCCCGGTGAACCTTGCCGACCCCGCCCATATTGCGCTTCGTAGTGGCTGCGGTCATCGCGGTCTCCTGTTATTAACGGCACAACATGTGTCGTCAAATATTGTGACGCGCAGCTACAAGGCGTTTAGCGCAGGAAAAGGAAACTCCGGATCTGGATTAGAGGCGTCTCTAGGGGGCACCAACCAGTTAGTAGGCACCGCGGGCTCTGTGGAGGCTATGGCGGTGCCACCCAGTGATAAACCGATATCGGGCTTGTTGCTAAGCAGCTGCTCCTGCTTAGCCGGGAACACCCAAATACGGATGGGCACTCCGGCTGCCGAGTACTTACGGTGGACGGCCGCCAGGTCACGAACCAGGTCAGCCCGGTCCGTGAACGTCGTGCACCACGGGGCGGCCCTCATCGGGACGTAAACTACGGAGATGTAAGAAGGAGCTTGTCCGTCACCTTCTTCAGGCGCAGAACTAGTCTGTCCGCCGGAGTCCTCGTCGAGTGCCATAACCACCCCATGTCGTCAGATTTTAGGCCGAAAACGTGTACCGGGATTCTGTCCGGAAGAGTTCCCGGGTCCGCGTCCGGGTCGTCTATGATCAGAAGTTGGTGCACGGCCTTCCATATCTTACCGTCTGTCGAGTACGCCGTACGAGACAAGGCCCTGTCTACGTCGTGAGCTCTCGGGTACGGAGCGGCAAACAGAACCCGGTCAAACGGTTCCTTGACTCCGAACAGAGCACGCCGCTTTAGAGGTAGCAAAAACGGCAGCTCGTCCAGCGGTATGGCGTTCTCGCCCCAGTACAGCTTTACCGGGTCATACCCGGTAACCGGGAGGATGCCGGGCGAGTACAGCATCATGCCGTCTTTATACGCGTTAACTGCGTTGCCAGAGAACCGAGGCGTCGTCGTGGCCGGAACGATGTCCTTGACGTAAACGTCGGGGCCTTCGTGCTCGCCAGGAGTCCACGGTAGCTCCTGGCCGTTAATCAGGTGCGTCTTAAGCCGCAACTGGTCGAGGCCTCTAAGCGCGTAGGCCTTGTCAAAAAACTCCTTACGAAGGTCATCCCACTCTGGCACGTTTAGCCCCCCATTCCGCGATAGCCACCGCGTCCGCCCACGCGTCACGCGGAACCTTGCACCGCGGAGGTACCAGGTTCAGTGTCGGGTATGACAGTCGGCACCACGAGATGACAGCCGCCTTGATAGCCTTGCGCTTGGCGTCTCTGTCCTCTGACTTTATAGCAGGCACGTTGACAATGTCCTTCTGCCACTGCTTCGGCAGAGGCTCAACGACCCGTATACCTACCCCGCATAACGCACCGACCACCAGGGCCTGGTACCTCTCCTGCCGCATAGCGGTGTACTTACGCTGTCTGCCGGCAAACCCTCCGCCGGCCCCTCCCGGCAGGTCAGGCACGAACGGTACACGCTCTACTGCGGCGATGTTCGGTATACCGCCGAACGACGACGCCCAGCGTATGACCTCTGTAACGTCAGGCCTGGCGTCCGCGCCCTTACCCATGAAAGGCATGTCGGTGGCCGACAGCACTGATCCTAACCCGTCGACTACAGACAACAGGGCTAGCCCGCCGCTAGCGCCCGGGTCTACTCCTAGTACTAACATTCACTCTCCTTGTTAATAACCGCGAAACCACTCTAAGACTTTGTGAGTCAGGTAAGAGTCTGTGTCGGCGTCGTGGAACTCCTCGTCAGCAGGCAGCTCCGGCCTAATCGACTCGTACCAAGTATCGTGTAAGGCCCACTTAACACTTCTCTTACCGCGGGACAAACACCTAGAAGCAGAATCTTTGTAAGTCTCCCCCGGCGTCGGTAGAGGGCCGCCGGCCGAGGCCTTGACCATGACCCCGGCGTCTATTACCGACCACGGACCAGGATTCCACGGGTTACCAAGGTCCGAGCACTCCCTGGTCAGTAGAGGAACATCGAACGCCCATGCGTTGAAACCGACAGCCGGCCCTGGCGTTTCCGAGACGACCTTTTGAAACTCCGATACCGCTTCGACCGGAGATTTTGCTACTGCCTTAGACCACCTACGCCGGCCAGAAGAAGCTGCCTTGGACAGGTACAACGTTTTTCGGTCGTCCGGGAGTATGTCCTCCCAGGACAACCGACAGGACCCTCGCAACACGGGGGTCCTGTTTAGAACGCGACACCAGCCGATCTGGCAGATGAAATTAAACGGGGCCGGTCCTAGGGTCTCTACGTCGAAGCACACGTAGTCGTCTGGCAGGGCGCCGAACGCCAACACCCACGCCTTACGCGCCCTGATGACTTCCGGAAACTTAGCCGATCGGGTTACCGGCCCTGTCGGAGGCATTCGGGACTTCCTCCATCCTCTGTTGCTTCTCAGACGGCAGGTCTGCCTCCATCGCCCAGGCCGCGCGCATAACGGCCTCTTCACTGGCGTCGGCGTCTACAGGGCGGTAGGCGAACTCGTTGCCCAAGTGAGCGTAGTGGGTGAACGCCCGCATGGTCGATATGCCGAGGTGCGCGAATATCGCAGCTCGGGCCAGAGGATTAACCTTGCCCATGCCGGAAGACAGCCAGGCCTCTTCCCACGAAGAATACCCAGTTCCGGTGATGTTGTTCGTCAATAGGATCAGACTGCGGGCGGCTTCACCCAGGGCAGTCAGTGGCACGCCGTTCTGCTCGGCGTATTTTCTAAAGGCTTCTCCAGGCCACCCTTTTGCCACGGCCGCCTGCGTGGCTGCGTGCACCAACCGCGGTGTCAGGTTGATCACGTCCCTTTCGGGAGCAAACGCCTCGCCGCCGATTCTGAGCTGTCCGAAAGAAGGTCCCATGTGTTCGCCTTTGTTTAGAACGTCGGTATGATTCCGTAACCCAAGCCCTCTACGAACGCCTTGGCCTGCTCGAAGTCTACGTCTACAAAACCAGTAGGCTTTCCGACCAAGCCCCCGTTCGCGCTGTTGAGCGATATCAGTATATCGCCGTTTACGACTTCGACGACCCAGCAGAACGAACACGTCTTCTTTTGCTTACCTGCCTCCCACTCTGGTCGGTAGCTCCAACACTTCCTGGCCAAGTCCGGCCCTGCGGGTGCCGCAGACTCTGGGCGCGCCGGCAGTAGCTCGGCTGATCCAGGAGGAACTACTACCTTTCCTCCGTTTGCAAACATCACGTCTCGGACAAACTGTATGTCTGACACCGGTGTCGATAAAGCCGGCACGGGGTCTATCAGTACTAGAGTCGGCTTTCCTTTCTCGATAAACGTCCAGGAAGCCTCCTTCGACCGCACTGTCATCGGCACACCAATGTGACCGCCTATTCCTGTCATTACGACCTCATCCCGTGAATACGGCACTTCAAACACGGGCCGTCGCCTACCCAACCCACCTGGTCACAGAACTTGCATATCCCTGACACCAACGTTGTCGGCCTGCAAGCCGCCGGGCACTGATCCGTGCCTTTGGGGCATACGTAACACGCGTGCTGATACGAGTGCGGGCACGTAAACCCCTTCCTCAGGCGCATGAAAAACAGCTTCCTATTTCTGTCAGCCTGAGATTTACTAGCCCACAGCAAGGAGACTTTACCGGACACGCCGTCCGCGCACACCGCCGCAGAAGCGTAACACCCGACCAGCTCGGCCGGGTGTGAGTAGGTGGACCCGCGGTCGGCGTATAGGCCGAGGCCGCTTTTCTTGTCGCACGCCAGTCTTTGACAAAAACCCGTCGAAGCGACCATGGCTACCGAAGCCGGTGCCGGACTACCCGACAACACGCGTAACAGTATTTTGAACTTGTTAGTCGTCTTATGTACTGCCGTAACAGACCGCACCTTTACTAGAACCGTTTCTGGTTCTCTCGGCCACACACCGGGGACGACTACCTTACCGTCACACAGGGCTCGGTAATTTCCGGCCAAACTTGCACAAAACGTCTCAACAGACGACTTGTCCCGTACGGACGTAACCCAGGAGCACGACTGAAGCAGAGCCCGGTAAGACACCTTAGGCATGACCTGGACAATAGCGTCAGCCAGTACACGCGCGTTGAGGTCTGAACGGCCGGAGACCGCGACAGCGGCCTCCAGCTTCTTTCGCCTCTTAGCCACCTCCACAGGAGACGGCAGACGTTTCATTTTCTCACCGGAGGGGTGTGTACGGACCGTATGGCCCGACGCAACTCCGAGACCACCGAGTCCCACTTACCGGCCACGACCTCTGCCTGGTCCCTGACCTGGTCGATACGTGCCATAGCGGCTTTCTTGGCGGCAACGTCTATCTCGGACGCCTCAAGGCAGTAGTCGGGGGAGGTGTCGCTGAACCAGGCCACGTCGATCTTGTTGCACGTCGTCACTGCGAACTGCTCGATCTGCTCCAGTAACTCCTCTAGGTTGCCGGCCTTCTTAGGGTTACGCCCTCCGGCGGACGTCGGACCACCGGCATTATTGGTTACCTTGGTAGCCAACTGCTTGGACGTAAGACCCAGTTTCACAGTCTCTTCGGCCAGGGCTTTCATTTGCCGAAAATCCGGGACTCGAGACAGGACCGCGAAGTGGGCCAAACGAAGCTTGCGCTCATCGGGTCCGCGAATCTCCAGCAGCGTCTCGAACTGCTGGTCGTCTAGCTTGTCGGCCAGCACCAGACACGGACGAAGCGTGTCTCTGTGGTACGAGATGCGCTTGGAGATGTCCGTTAGGGTGAGCTCTCCGTACACGTTGTCCGGGTCTTCGATAAGTTCCAAAATAGCTTTACCGACGTCACGGCGGGCTCGGATTTCTGTCTCGTCGGTGTTTTGCAGCGTGCGAGAAATTGCAGAGATTTTTGCTTCCGCCTGCTCAGACAGCGGGGCTAACTTTGCCGCCATAATCGCTACTCCTTATTGAATTCCCAGTCGACCGTAGCTGCTACGGATACGAACGGGTGGATGTAAAGACTTCCTTCCGGGCCCGGTAGGACTACAGACCCGCCCTGTACGTCGTGTACGTCGTGCAGGGCGCACAGGCCCCACCCTACCCACGAGAACACCAAGGCCTTCCTGACCGAGTCTGCCCACTCAGGGTCGTCGTCTATTGCCCTAGACCAGGCCTCCGCCAACGGCGTCTTACTGAACTTGTATACCACGTTAAATGGGGAACACACCTTTACGCGGGCGGTACGTATAGCAACAGGAAAACCCGCACGACACAGGTCGTGCAGGTTAGGGTTTATCGGTCCGCACTTTTCGCCCGTTCTGTCTGCGGCTAGCTGCCACAGCACCTTCTTAGCCAGTGACTGATCCCTTGAAGACGCACACGCCGCGCGGACTACAGCCGTCTCGAGCCTCTCCGACGAGGTCGGGTACTTGTTCGGCGGCGGCTCAAACTCCTCATCAAACATCCGAGCACCCCGCTGCTTCCCAGGCATCTACGCCCGGCTGGAACACTGGGTATTGTATAATCTCGAGAATGTTCTCCAGCTTTGCAGACAACTCGGCGTTCGAGTTGATGGCGGCACCGACCACGTCAGCCGGCATGGGGTCGCTGTGCGGGATCCCTGCCGCCGGACAAGACCACATGTCTCCGGCAGACTTCTTCAACCCGCACTCTGCTTTCAACGACCTGCCCTGAGTCCCTACGGTATCCATCAGTTCGAACAGCGTCTCGGTCGTGGCCCTGTTCCAGTCCCACCACGCGATCTGCTTAGCAGGGCCGCCGTCTTCCGGGTGCTCAAACCTCCACAGAAATCGAACCTTGACCCGGGACCCGGTAACGCCGGCGGAGCTCTTATCCAGCTTCAGCTGAATCTCGCAGCCCTCGATGCCTGCGGCATTTCTGTCGATGTCTCGGACTTTGGAAGTCAGAAGACGGAACGTAGCGTGATAAGCCTGCGACACGCCGCCGGGGGCGTGGTGTGTAACCATGCTGGCGTTCTTAGGGTTGGGCTTGGGCTTATCGTGATTAACGAGCAGCGCGATAACTGGCCAGTTCTTGATGTACTTCGGGAATATCTTGAACCAATCTGTCAAAATACGCGCCTCGTCACCGAAGCGGCGTGTAGGGGCTCCATGGTTCAACTCGAACTTCTCTTGAGCCTCTTCGACTGCCTTGGCGACTACGCTGTCCACGCTGAACGAAAACGGAAGAATACGCCCTAGCGGCTTGTTCTTTTCACGCGGCTTGCGACAGTTATCCTTAAACCACTCAACGTACTTGTACGCCGACTTCATCCACGCTTCCATGCTATCTGCTTGCCTGGTCCACTTCTTAATGTCGAAGTTTTCTGGTCGACCCAGAACAGAGTATCGAAGGTCTGGTGAGTCTTTGTCTTCGACGTCGATGTGAACGTGCTTACCTCCGGCCTGCATGACCAGCCGGTGCCTGTCGTACACGAACGAGGACTTACACGACCCGGGAGGGCCGTAAACCTCGTACATACGGCCAAACAGCATTACGTTTGATCCGAACAGGATCTTCTCTGCAAGAGTAGGCAGTTGAAGACCTATCAACATAGCCGGGGCCGCGTTGGACGACTCGTCAGACTTGGCGTAGATGCCGCCAGGAGGCATCGACTCCTCAAACACATCCGCTGAAGCTTGCAGGTCCGTCGCGGAAGGTGACTCTTGACGCGCCCTTGCTCGTGCCACGTGCGTGCTCCCGTGTACTGGCTGTACGAAGTGAAAGCCGGCGGGGCGACCCCCGCCGGCGTACTGATTGTTCTACTAGACTCGGCCAACCCCACCAGTAGACATGGACCGTTGCAGAGCCGGGTTGTTCTTAGCGGCGGCGGCCAAAGCCGCCTCTACCTGATTCTGCATGCTCGCCGACACTGACCCCTCGGTCTCGGTCGGAAGATCGCTGAAGTCGTCAACCTGCGGAGCCACCGACGGCTTAGCGACCTGAGCAGTCGACGGAGTGGGCCAGGCCGACGCGGACCCAGTTGCGGTCGGCCACTGGCTGACGATCGGCTGCGTAGTCGTCGGCATGGCGGTCTGTGCCGGAGTCGTCTGAGTCAGCACAGACTGACCTGCTTGTTCCGGGGCCGGGCCATAAGCTACGTGCACAGCGTTTACGGTGTTGGGCCACCCAACCTGAGAGGCGACCGAGCGCTGAGTAGCCGGAGTCGGGTTGACGGCAGCGGAGACCCTGGCCGTAAAACCCTCCCGAATCGAAGGCGGCAGCCAGTCGGCCTTGTTTTGGAAGGCGTAGTACAGGAGACCCGGCGGAATGCCGCTCTCGCACAAAGCCCTCGCGATCTCGTCGTACGTCGAGATCTTGAACACGTCCGCCGGGTGGCACAGTTTGCTGGCTGCGAGCGCGTCAACGTTTTCCGTAGGAATACGCTGACCGTTAGTCGTACCGTCCCTGGTCTCGCTAACGTACACGTCGTACCCGCCGCCGAACGTGGCCGCACCGGCAGCAGCCGGGTTCACCTGAGCCGCGGCTCTACGGGACGAACCCCACCCGCCGGCTTGGCTGTTCTGGACCACGCCGAGTCTTTCGGCGTCTGCCGCGTTCTTGGCCGCACACCCGGCCTTCGAATCGAACACGTGCACGTACCGGCTCGACGTCAGACGCGGAATCATCAAGGCAGCCAAGTCGTCGAACGCAGGGCGGAACGCGTCCGGACGGAACGCCGACATGAGCGTCATCAGCCGGCCGAACGTGGCGCTCGACAGCATAATGACCGGAACCGGGTCTTGCGGGTCGACACCCAGCGGAGGTTCGTAAACCGTGTCTCCCTTGTTGTTGCTGTCGCCGATCGAACACACGAGACCGAACAGGTAGGCGCACAGGTCTGCTTTCGGCAGTGCCTTGTACTCCACCGACGACTTACCGCCGACACCGGCCGTCGCCGATTCGTTGTCGGTGATCAGCTTGTCCCACCCCTCGGACTGGCTGGTGCCGTAGGCTCCAACCGGGATGGTGTTGCCCTTTTTGTGCTGATCCTTGGCCAGGAAGCACGCGGACCGAATCATCTCGTACGGGTGACCCATGTCATCCCGCGGATTCTTGTCCGTCAACAGAGACCGCTGGCGGCCGCGGACTCCGAACCGCGGGAGTGTCCACAGCTGGTAGTACCAGCGAGTGTGGTTGTTAGCGGCCGTAGAGAACCGGTCGAACGGGGCCTGTACGACGGCACGTCCTTGGCTGTCGACGCTGCGGTGGTCGATCAGCAGCTTCGCCGATCCTTGAGGACAGCCTTGCGGCGTAGCCTCCAGGTCGAGAGCCGGCAGGGCGATGAACGTCAAACCGGAACCGCTGAACGTCGGCTGAACGATCTTGAACTTGGTGTTGTCTTTGAGCACCCCCGATGCGTGTGCGGAACGGTCACGAGTCTGTTGCTGAGGCTGGTAGGACCACTGGTTTGACGAGAAGATATCTGCGCTCATCTGCGATTTCCTTAACCTGGGGTAACAGAGCACCGGCAGCGCCGGGCTTCACGAAAACCGCCAGAACCACTCTGGCGGTGCGGGGTGACGTCTCTTATCTGACGACGTCAATGTCGATTGCGAATCGGTACGGGCCTCGCCCAGTAACCGGGATGCCGTCCAATGTACACGGCTGGTACGGCAGTGCGCTTACGAGGCACGTATGCAGTGCCTCTTCCGTCTTTGTAGCATACTCTTTGCGCACTTCAAGTACCACCGAGTCGTGTACGGACAAGTTTATGCGGTACGGAACGTCGTACTTCCGACGATACTTAACCAGATTTCCGAGACCAACGTTGATGGTAGACGCTACGCTGCCTTGACATACGGCGTTCTGAGACTCCCTCCCTTGAGCAGCGGCGACCTTTTCGTCTTTCGTGTACCGAAATCTTCTACGGCCACCAAAAACCCACGCCAACCATCCAGGGTTCCTGGGCCTCATCCGAGCCTGTGAGAACAGCGTGTCGAGATCCGGGTACGTCTCGTTGTGCGCCGCTACCAGCTTTTCGACGTCCTTAACAGTCACAGAGCGATCAACTTCAACAGCCTTCCGCCAGATGGTCTCTATGCCGGCCCCGTAGTACAAACCAAAGCGGGCCGGCTTAGCGGCTTTCCTGTACCGGCTGTAGCCCTTCTTCTCGAAGGCGGCTTTTGTTGGCGCGCAGTCCAGGTTGAAAGCGCGCACCGCCAAGTCGCAGTGCAGGTCCAGGTAGTCCGGGTGCTTCTCGTCCAAACAGCTGCGCGCGGCGTGTTCGAGCAGCATCTTGTCTCCGCTGGTCCACCCGGCTACGACGATCTCGGCCCCCTTCAAGTCGGCCTTAACAAACACCCACCCCGGCTGCGGTATGAACACGGAGGCGGTCTTGAAGTACCCCTCGTCGCCCTTCTTTAACCCTAGAAGGTCGTTATAGCTCTCATCGACACCTTCTCCGACGTTCTGCAGATTAGGCCTGCCGGACCTGCCACGGCCCGTCTCCGCTATGCCGAACATGGACCGAACCCTGCCGTCTCCGCACACTCTGGCCGTCAGGTTACGGCCACCGAACTCCGCCTCTACAGCCTTCTCGACCTCCTTAGACGCCTCGTCAGTAGAGTCCGACTCAGAAGCCTCCGAAGCTTCATCGGGCTCTTCCGCTTTCGCGGACTGAGGGCGCTTGAAGAACCCGCTCATAGCGGTAGACGCGGTCCTCACCTTGATGATAGTGCTGATGAGCGGGTGCTCGGGGAGCAAGTGCAGCAAGGTTTCCTTGTCTGTCGACGGGTCCGGTGTCGGTCGTCCTTCCTCTTCCGCTTTCCTCAAAGCTTCGTTCCACAGGTGTCCGCCGCCTGCGTCAGTGGCCTTGAACGGGGACAGGTTTAAGCACACCGCGTCCAGCGGGGCTATTGGCTTCTTGACGTAGCTGGTACCGAATAGAAGCTCTCGCAACTGCGCCGTGCTGCGAATGTTGAACTCGGGCCACCGGACCTGCGCCCTCAGTGACGCGTACAGGCGGTCTCTGGCGTCCCCCAACTGCTTCGACATCGCCGCGTGCCGGTTATCGTCCAGCAGTAGACCGTGCCGCTCAAACTCGGCCCAAGCGGGTGCCGCGTACTGAAACACCCAGAACGAGTCTCTGCACGTCTGCTTAAACCTGTCGCTGTCCAGAGCCCCCGGCGTACCGTCTCGCGGGTTGCCGTTGTAGAACAGGTACAGTCTTCCGGTCCCGTCGGCGTCGGCGCAGCCGTACCGCAGAACCCCTGACTCAGACAAGAATCCGTAGCCGGTCAGTTCCTTCTTCGACAGCTTGTTGTCTTTGAGGAACTTCTGCTTTTCCTCCTCCATGTCCATGTCGTGCCGCGGCAGCCCCAGGCGCAACGACAGCTGCAGCTCCAACTTTGCGTCAGCCGTTTCCTCGTAAACGTGGGCCGCGATCAGCGTGTCAAAGAACCCTTCGGTGTACGTCTTCTGCCACCCGAACTTCATACCGGGACCTTCCGGGTCGTCTTCCGGGGCCGGTAGCTGGTCGTACAGGTCCACTCCGATCGACTCGAGCCAGACCAAGTCGGCCTTCAGGTTGTGGCCCACCAGACGGAAGTTTCTACCGGGGCCTTTAAGCATCCGGTTGAGGTGTTCCGCCACGTAAGTCACCGGCAGGTCAGGATTCTCCTTACCGAACTGCCTTCTAACGAACACGCACCAGGCCTTCCCGGGGCGGGTCGAGAACTGGACCGTGTACAGGTACGAACCCGGACAGCTCGGGTGCATCCCGTCCCACTCGCAGTCGATAGCCACATATCCACCGCCTTGAGAATCCTCGATCGCTTCTTCTACCGCGGCTAAGAGGTCCTCGGGCGTGTACACCGGTCGGTAGTCCGTGACCAGCTCCGGGCGCTTGGAAGCTGAGAACCCAGATATGTCGGCTAGCAAGGCCGCGGTATTGGCCAGCCGCGGATACACTTCCGGGTCATGCTGCACTGCGGCAGACGCGTCCGACACGACCACCTTTACCTCGTCGATGTCCTTGTCGTCGTCCGGGTACCTGCGGAAGTCCAGAGACAACTTAGTCACAGCGCCATAGCAGGAGTTGAGGGTTACGTTTCGCCCCAGCACCATCTTGACGGCTTCGCTACCCATCAGCCACAGGTACTTAGGCCGGCAGAGCAGTATCTCCTGAAACAGAATGTACTTGGCGTCCTCCTTGAGGGCCGCCGGTACGGTACTACCGAACCAGGGGTAGTACGGGAATTTCAGCGCGTACGTGCCGTACACAGACAACTTAGTCGGGTCAGGCAGCCTGGCCTGATCCCAGGCGTCCCACAGGGCCTCGTGGCTGTCTCCAGAGAACGGCGTCGGTGCGCCGATTTCCTTGGAGTTCAGCATCGACGACACCACCATGATGTCGGCCTTAGCAGGACCTTGCTTACCAGACCCGAACACCCTGCCCGGCGTCAGCTGGATCGCCCGAGACTCTCCTGACTTATCCGTAACCGGCAGGATAAATCCTGGCGTGTAGAGGGCCGACCGAACGGCCGCGAACATGTCCGGGGTGAATGTCAACGCCATCGGCTTCTTACGAGACCTTGACGAGGACGTGTGGATAAAGCTGGCGCTCTCGTTAATCTCCGAGGCTCCTACCGCGGAAGCCCTGACCAGCCCCTCCCCCAGGGGCTTGTCCAGTACGGACTCGCAGTACAACGACACGATCGGATTACAAGCTCTCGCTGCCTGGGGAGTTACGCCGCCAAACCAGCGGTACCTGGTGGCGTCGTCGTCCAGGTCAGGGTCAGACTCTGTTCGAATAAAGCTCATGAACTCTCCTTCTCAAAACGTCAGAGACGCTGCGTTAACTGCTTTCCTCAAGAACTCTGTAGACGATGATCCAGGGTCTGTACCGGCCGGTAGCTCCACTCCTCCGATAGACCCTGCGTAGCCGTATCTCCGCATGCTAAGAGCCGATACCGTCATCTTGCCGACTGACTCTGGGTCGTTGGCGTCAGGAATAACGACGACCGGCCTACTGCCGGCGACTGAAGCCAGGACCTCTATCTGGGTCTCAGACAAGACTTTGCCGAACCCGCACACGGCTCCAGGTCCGTACCGCCACACGTCCGTGACGCCCTCTACCAGAACTAGCTTGTCCTGGTTAGCCGCCTGATCCACGCCGTAGACGTACTGTGACTTACTAAAGAACGACAGGTACTTAGGAACACCGCCCTTAGCCGGGTCGTAAGGGGTACGGTACTGCCACCCGACTATTTCGCCGTTTTTCGTCACGGGTATCGCTATACGGTCCGCCAGCCACCGAGCCCCGGGGTTCGGCTGAAGTATCCCGCACACCCCCCACAGCTCAACCAGCTCCTTGATCACAAACCCCCTGCCGGCTAAGTACTTTCCGCCGGCGGAGTCCTCCTTGAGGGGCTCTACCACTCCTACCGGCTTCGAGGAGTCCGACCGCTCTGCTGCCGCCTTGTGAACCAGCCGAATACTCTTAGGGGGCGCTATGAGTATGGCGTGGGTCGTCAGCTTGTCTCTCAAAGACCTTCTGTTCTTCCAGTCTTTCTGGCAGTCCTCGTTGTAGCACCTCCACAGGTACCAGTTATTCTCCTGCGTTTCCGGGTCAAACCGACCGCACATGTGGCTGACGCTGAGCCGCCCGCGGGTGTCTCCGCAAAACGGGCAGTCCCCCGAGTAGGACTCGCCCCAAGAAGTCAGCCTCAGCCGCTTCTTCTGCCTCGCCGCGTCAAACTCGTAAAACCCGCGCGCCTCTTGCCCCTGGTTGATAACGCGAGCAGACGCCCCGAAGCGGCTGGAAAATGCCAGCCACAGGGCGTGGTTTAGTAGTGTCATGGAACTTACGCCCCGGGTACGACGCCTGAAAGGCCGCCACCGCCGAAGCCGGATTCGACGAATTCCTTCGTGTACGGATCCACTTTCCACGACCCGTCTGGGCGGGCAAAGTACCCGAATCGTCCGTCAAACTTGGCCACCACCGGCCTACCGTCCCACTTAACTCGGCGGTGTTTGAACATCCAGAACGCCAGAAGCTGTTTCTCCTTATCACAGTTACCTAGGCCGAACGCGAAGTCGGCGTTGTCGCCCATGTTCCGCCCGCCGCGCCCCTGGTTGAGGCTGAGACGAGCCCCGGGAGACATACCTGTCACGTCCCCGTGGAATTGGTGCAGAACCCACACCGGGCATGCGAACGGGATTGAGATCGTGGTGCGGACTTCGTCCATAAACGTGGCCAACAGTTCGTAATCGTCTGACGGCTTCATCCTGACGTTCTTCTGTCGGTACCGGCTTACCACCAGGCCGGCGTAGTCGATGACCACGCCTGCCACGTCGGCCCCTTGAGACTTCATGCGCCGACAGTACGACACCATCTCCGGAACGCCGCCTGTCCCGTACCCGGGGACGTTACCCGAGTAATCGACCAGCCGCAGCCACGAGTCCCCTGGACCAGACCCGGACAGCTCTTTGACGTAGGCTTGGGCCCGTTCTTTCTCACCGAGCTTAACGTCAGACGGGTTGACGATCTTCTCAAGCTCGTACGGGTGGAGGCTGGTTCCGTTAGCCGCAGAGCTCGTATACGCCACCTGCGACCCGTCCGGGACGTTGAACGTGTCTCTGCTGATCATGGCCCCGAAAGAGTAGAACCGCTCCAGCATCTGATTGCGCGTCAGCTCGTACGTGAAGTACATCCACCGCTTTTTGCCGCCAGACTTCTGAGACAGGGCGGCCTGGTATCTGGCCCCTTGCACGGCGATCTGAGTCACGAACGGGGTTTTACCGCCGCCGGTGGGGCCCATGACCAGGTAGCACTCTCCGGGCGCCTGTCCTCCGCCCATGATTTCGTCCAGCCACGGCATGCCCGTAGTAAAGATCCCCGTGGAAGGCGGCGTAAAGTCGATACCGGCAACGCCGTCGCTGCCCGGGTCAACCCGCACCGCGTTGACCGCGTCAGCCGCAGCCTCGATCTGAGCAACGAGTTTTGTTGGGTCCGTGATCGTTCTGTCGATCGAGACGCCCTCGATGGCCATCCGGAGAGGATCGGCCATGAGGCGTTCTGTCAGAAACCGGACCAAGATGTCGACGACGGCGTCTTCGGTTTCTTTCGGAGGAGCCGGAGAGAAGAACACGTGCCGCAGAAGTCCGTATTGCGGGTCACAGAGTTCTTGAACGGCGTTATCCGAGTACAAGTCGGGTCGCGACGCGTACTCCCGCTGCACTTGAGCCGTCATGAGGGCGAAGGCGTGATTCGGGTCTGCCGGTATGCCTTTAGCTTCAGTAGTCGACAGGAACGTGGACCACAGCAAAGCCGCCGTGGCTTCGCGTCCCGGCATGAAAAGGTCAGGACTAAGGCGCTGCCTGCACGCCTCTGCTACGGCCGTCGACCGAACGGCACACGCCACCATGAGATTGACTTCGGCCGGTGTGACGCGTGCGGAGTCCGCCGACGGTACGTCGTTTGGTCTGCTCATTGCCGTGTGTCTCTGATTGCCGCCACCGTGTCGTCTCCCAGTAGGGAGTCCCACACGCGGCGAGCGTTATCCGGGTACGATAAGTATTGCTCCTTCGCCTGATTCAGCACCTTTTGAACAAACCCCGCGTTCCCCAGCGTTGTGGCGGCGTGAAGTCTGAACAGCGGCGATATCGAGATATCCGACAACGCCGCTTCGTAGGCTTGCTCTCTGTTCGCGTAAGCAAACCCGTACCGCCTAACCAGGATCGCGAAAGCCACCCTGTCCGCCGCGACAGACCGCTTTATGGCGTCTGTGAAGTCACGGACTGTCGTTGCGGCTCTGGCTTTCGTGAAGTCCGACAGCGTGCTGTCAGACGCGACCATGCGCGGGTCTGGCGCTGCCCGTGACGACGCGGCCCTGGAGAACATGAACGCGGCCACTGCGCTAGGGTCAAATCCTTTCTCTATGATCTTTGCAGCGGCCGTGTTCCAAAAGCACTTGTACGTTCTCCCGGTAAACGAGTCGGTGCCGCCGTCCAGAAACACCCCCGCCTTAAAAGGCCGCACCGCCGGGTTTTTAGCCCTAAACGCCTCGTGGTGCCGACACCAGTCGGCACGCAACTTTTCCCCTGCCTTTGTCAGCAGGGGCGAACCATGAGACATCGAGTTTTACTCCTGTCCAGTTCCTGCCGGTAAGTCGGAGGTGCGGGTGCCGGGAAGGTGATTATCGGTCACCGCGGCGTACCCGCACAAGAGCCGTCAAAGACTTAAGCCGTAAGGGTTACTCGTCAAACGATTTCGATCTAAAAATTTCTTTCACAGAAGGCCGGACCTGCGAGAACCCGTGGGATTCGTACACCGAGAACCTGGCGCGGGACCTCCTCACGAACGACGTGGACCAGTCGTCCCAGAAATCGATCAGGATTCCTTTGGACTTGCCGTTGAAGGTTCTGCTGAGACGCCCGGCAATCTGAGTAGACTTCGTCTGAGCCGCCCCGCCGTCGGCGCGGATTAAGAAGGCCAGACTGCGGAAGTTTACCCCGGTAGACCACACCTGTGTGGCGATGACTTTCTTGATCTTGCCGCGCTCAAACCCGTCTCTCAGGTGCTTTCTGCGTGCCGGGGTCATACGCGGCTCAGACTCTGTCAGTAGCCCGGCGGTTATCAGCGACTCGCGCATAGAGTCGGCAGACTCCGCCGGGGAGTAGCAAACCTCGAAGTCCGGCAAAAGCTGTTTTAACCTGTACGCGTGCTCTACTGTAGCGACCATGACTATGACCTGTCCCTTGTCCGCCACAGCCAGGGCCTGGTCCGCCACACACTGATTCCTGGCGTAATTCGACCACAACCCTAGCCGCTCTTTCTCTGCTCCAGACGGCACTTCCGCAGAAGGGTCTCTCGACAGCGTAGGCCGTACCCAGCGCACCTCGATCGGCACGACCATAGACGCGGCCTGCGCTGCGGCGTAAGGAACTCGGACGACTATAGGACCAAAGATGGGCTCGTTAAACCTGTGCATGCCGTCGTCGCGAACTGGGCTGGCCGTAAACCCGTAAGCCCTGCACGGCCGGTTAACTCCGTACCTGCCGAGCTGGTCCATGTACTTCTGAGCACACAACCTGTGAATCTCGTCTCCGATGATGACGTCTGCGTCGTAACCCGTGTGGTGTGCTGATTCTACGTTAACTACGCTGACTCGGCCTGGTTTCTTAACGCCTCCGCCGAACCTACCCAGATCCGGTATGTACGGGACTAACTCTGCGTGCATCTGCTCGCAGAGGTCCGTCAAGTCAGTCAGGTAGTGAATCTTGCAGTCTGGGAGCAGGCGACAGACCAACCTAATACAGAAACTCTTACCCCACCCGGTGGGGGCTACGATGACTCCGGAATCTCTGGAGAGAATCGACTTGATGGCGTCGAACTGTCCTTCTTTGAGCGTAAGCCCCGGCTCCGACAGCGGCGCCGGGTCAATGCGATACCGGCTGTCGCAGTGCCTGGAGTCTTCGATGACACTCACTTCCAAGTTCGCAGACTTTAGCAAGTCCTTGACTCGGCCTATCAACCCGGCCCCGATAAGCAGGTTCCCTGACGAATCCTCGGAATAAAGCCTCATCGTCTCCGGCTGCCACCCGGACGGACCTACGACGTTACGGAAGAACGTCAGGTCGTTCTTTACCAAGGAGGAAGTGCGGCCGTGTAACCCTGACACGGCCGCTAGTCTACCGGACTGCCTGATTCGAATCACTTGACGCCCTTCACCAACTGTGCGGACCAGTATTCCGCCGCCTCGTCCATGAACCTGTGCGTGTTGCCGTCCAGCTCCAACATCAGGTCTTTAGCGATGGCCTCTTTGACGGTATCGAACCCGGACGTCCAGATGCGCGGGTCGACGATGCGGTAGCACATTCTGGACAGCACGGCACGTACCGACTTCAGCCTGATGTCGCGGTACATGTCGTACAGCGGGTGCGTCTCGGGCACGGGCCGCGCTTTCGAGTAAGGGCCTGCATACGTGGACCACGACTCGTCATGATACCGGTTCCACAAAACGTGGCAGTCTTTGTTAGGGCCCTCCATCATCAGGTTGGAAATCCCCGACTTACCCACGAACGGGGCGAACGGAACCATGGTGATGTCCGCGACGTTGAAAACTAGCGAGTCGGCTTTGCGCACAACGTCCAAAGCCGAGTCGTGACACATGCGCATGATCACGTTTCCGACGTGTAGCGCGACGTGACCGTTCGTAGACGGCATTATGTGTACAAGTGTAATGGTCACGACCTCTCTACCGCTGAGACATCGAACGCAGACCCGGCTATCTCCGCCAGACGCCGGTCGTGCGTTACTAGGATAACCTGTCGGTCGGTACCGGCGTCACGCCATTCTGCGATCGCCGACCGGACGGCGTCCAATCGGGCCTCATCCAGGCCGTAAGTCGGCTCGTCTAGAATCAGGGTATTGAACCTCCCGGCTACGGCGCCCATGACAGCCAGGCGCCAAGCCAAACCTAGGAGCGTTTTTTCCGCCCCGGATAGTTTGAACGACGGGACCTGTTTCCCGTCGAAGTCTGCAGTGATAGACCCGTCTGCAGAAATAGACACAGAAAACCGCAAGTTGAACTTGTACAACCAGTTAGACGTTTCCGCAGCTAACCGGTCAGCGAACTGCGCGGCGGCTTCAGCGGGACAAGCCGATCTGTGTAGAGCAGACCTTGCCGCAGACGCCGCCTCGTAAAACAACTCTTCTTTGGCCGACGTCTCGACAGCCGCCTCGGCGCGCGCCAAAGCGGCTGCGGCAGCGTCAGCCCGGTACGCAGCCGCCGCGTACGTCTCTGCCGCCGCAGCGGCCACAGAGCGACGGTCAATCGCTTCCTGCAACGCCGACTTGGCAGACACGACGTCGGGCCTGGGACCGGCCAACTTGGCCGCCAGTACTTCCGCCTCCGCCAGACGAGAAGAAGCGCGGCCTGCCTCCGATGACGCGCGAGCCACGTCTTCTCGGGTAGGCATGCCCGCCAGTGCGGCGTAAATAGCCTCTTCGGAAACCTCCGGCTCAGGTACTTCAGGCGCTTTAGCCGCCTCTGCTTTAGACCGCGCAGTATCCGCCGCTCTTGCAGCCGCCTGAGAAACTGCCAGCTTTGAAGAGTACTCCGCCTGAAACTTGTTCAGGACCTGTGTCATCTCCGCAAGGCGGGCAAGCCTGTTTGCCGCGTCTACTATCGACTGAGCCAGGTCCGCGTTAAACGGAGACTTGCACGTGGGACACGACGAAGACTGACCTAACCGCACCAGAGACTCGTCTGAGGCTCTGCGACCTGTGCACTCGTCCCATTCCGGGGGCTTGGATGGCGGGGCCGGTACCAGCTCTGCCGCCGCCTTAGCCTCTTCTGCCAGTTTCTCTGCCCGCTTACGTAGGTCGACGTACTGCAACCAGGCCCTACGCGCTTTCCAGTCCTGAGCCCATTTTGAAAGCGTGTCAACTCCGTCCAGTTTCTTCTCGATGTACGCGTAGGCGGCCGCCGCAGACGACGCCTGGGAGCGCAACGCCGGTAGGGAGTCCGCCGCGGCTTTAGCTTTGTCCCAGGCCTCGGCAGCCGCAGTAATTTGCAGCGCATTCTCCGTCAATTTTCGGCAAGTCGTGTCCAACTCTTCCGGAGAGTCAAAGACCGAGTTGTAAGAAAAACTACGCTGTTTTTCTGACAAGGCCGATTCGAATTCTGCCCTAGCCGCCTTGAGGTCTGGCGGCTTTGCGGGGGGTCGAATCTCCCCTAAAGCGTCCCAAGCGACTTCAGCGGCAGACAGCCCTACAGACTTCGCCACCCACCGCAGCCGGTCCGACGATGACGCGTCAGCAACCTCGGTGAGCCTGCCCTGCCTACAGACGAAAGCCTCAGCGGCTTCGGCAGGGTCCGCCATCAGTACTTCTGCGACGGCCGCAGTCACTGCGCGCGGACCTGATTCTGTCTTTCCACGGTACGAGAACGACGCCGCAGCGCCACGACCGTCTACTGCCACGGTGCGCGACACGGTGACCAGGTCGTCTGAATCCTCCGACGGACAGAACTGCACCGTTACTTTCGGGTTCTTGCCGGACGGCGGGACTGCCCCTTTCGCCCACGCCGCGTCCCCCGAAATCGCATAAGCCAGCGCCGCCACCGTGTTGGACTTACCGGCCCCGTTCGGTCCCACTACCGCAGAGATACCAGCCGGGGGCCGCCACTCTAGTCGGCCTATCTGACAGAAGTTCTCGATCACTACTGACTTAATCACTGTTGCTGTCCTGAGTTAAGGCGGCTAGGAACACCCCATCAGGTCCGCCCATTACGACCTCGTGACTCGTGACTTTAGCCCCATTATCTGTGACGAAAGAGGCAGAGACGTACGGGTTGTACCTGACGCGCTCTAGCTTGGCGTACCCGTCAAAGGCTCCAAGTCTAATGTCTCCGCGTATGACGGCGTGCACGTTCTTACGGCCTTCGGCCAGGACCCGCTCTCTGCCCGCTTTGCTGACTACGAAGCGGGCGTTAAGGCAGACGAACTCGGACGCGTGCTTCACAGGCTCTCCTGTGAACTTGATCGAGAAGCACCGCTTCCGCGAGTTGAAGTACACAAAGCCTACCACGGCGATCTCAGTACAGAAGACGCCGCCGCCACGGCGGACACGATCGTAGGGTCTCGGGTCAGCATCGACTTGCCGCACAGGACGGCGTCCTCGGCCCAGGGCTTGGAGACCTCGGAAGTGAACGCCGAGTTAAAGCGCGGAACCCCGTCCCCGGAAACCCACGGGGGGAGCACCTGCAGGTAGTTTGCCGACCCGTTTTGCCCGACGTCTTCGAACAGAGAAACCTTGTACCCGGAACCGAGAACGACGCGGTTAAACGGCCAGGTCCACTCCCACGCCTTGTTCCGCATCGTCGACACCGGGTAGCGAAACACCGACCCGTCAGCCTGGGTCTTATAGATGTAAGTCTCTGTCATGGCGGCCGATGCTTTCGCGTAGGACCCGTCAAACTCAGCGAGAAACTGCAGTGCGCTCGTAGCCGGACAAATCAGCCCCGTGAACGTGGCCCCGTCCGCGACCGGCTCAAACCACGACACGTACGAGTAGAACTGGTCGTCTTCGATGCCGTCCCACACGTAGTCCAGACATAGACGAAGAATCGACCCGTTGTCGACCTTCGCCTTGTACGACACTGCCGGGAAACCTACCGGGGCGTACTCCCACACCGCGTTCACGTTCTTGACGACAGGACTGCTCATACGGACTCCTGTAGGAATTTAGATTTAGCTTCTACCGCCGCCTGCCTGGCCGCAGTAGGCCCTGACACGGCGGCGGACAAGACCGACTCCGCCAGAGCCACAGCCTTAGGGTTACTCGAAAGTCTTGAGTGAAGCGACGTAGACAAGGCCGCACCGGCTGTAACCTGCGGAACTGGAATCAGAGCCGGTGTGTCGGGTGAAACCGTCTGAGATTTTACGCGACGAACCCATAACAACACCCCCGAATGCCTGGCGAAGTCCGACAGGGACTCCGGGGGCGGTGACGAAAAAGCCCACCGGGCAATGCAGGCCGGCTTAAGTCCTGACGCGTTGTGCGCCGAGGCCATGTCTGTGATGACGCGCTGCAGCTCGTCCAAGCTAGTCTCCCCAGGCCCGCAGTCTACGAGTTTGACGTCCCGGTGGTTGAGCACGACGCGCTCGGCCGTGCCGTCGTCGAAGAACCTGTAAACGCCGATGGGGGCTAACTCTGCGATCGACTGCGGGGCAAGAGGACCGGAAGACACGGCCAGGCTTGGCCCTGACGGAGGCGACCACCGAGCGGATATGTGGATATCGCCCACTGCCGCCAGCCGGTGCTCGGGTAAAAGCGTTACCGGAGAACTGGACCCGCACGGCGCAAGTTCAGACCACGTCTGGTGATACAGTCCGACGTCTGTAGGGCTCTCGAACAGACCGGACGATTCGAGCGCAGACCGTATGTCGTGCGAATACGACAAGCCGGAGTAGGTGACTCCGGCGTACGACACACGCAGGCCTGACACGTTGACGCAGTGCGGCAACACGCTCAGCCAGTCTTGTCCCTGGTCGTGGTTACCGAGGACGTAAATCAACGGAATGCCGCGATCGGCTAGAGGCTTAAGGCAGGTTTTTACGGCTAGAAGCTGAGCGGCGTCTACCCGGGGTCCGTCGAACAAGTCCCCGGGCGCAACAAGCGGGATACCGGCTTCTGCCGACGCCGACGCCACCTGCGCCAGGGAGCAAATAGCGTCTCCGCACAACTCAGGAAACTGACCCCACGACCCTCCACCAAACCGGACGGGTATGTGCCAATCAGCCGCTACGTCACACACAGGCCGAGGCGGCATGTTGACTCCCGTCTAAAATAGCAAGCCCGCCGTATGTCAGGCCTCTAGTCCTGCTTCTCAGCAGAGTACCAAACTTTCTACCGTCAAACGCCCACTGTGGCCACGTCCCGACCCACCGCACGGCGTTCTCTGCGCGTTCATGGCCTACTGTGTCGCTGCCGTCTTCATACGCGCGGTACTTAGTCAAACCGATCATCCGGTGGTAGTCTTTTCCTTGCAAAGATGACACAGTAGATCGAACCCAAGCTACAGCAGACGTTGACTTTGCGTCATGAGTACCTTTTCGAGAACCCGGAGAAAGCTGCGTACACGATAGCTGGAGATACGGGTCGCTATGGTACGCATCTCTCAGAGGCTGATACAGCTGGGCCGTAAGCCTGGATCTGCACAGCAAGCATACCGGTCTACGACACGGACGGAAGTTGAATTCCGGGTGGTGCGCCTCCACACCGGGCATGGGGCATCGAGAGAACGCTTTACCGCTTTTGGACTTAGTTACGACGTCAAACCACGCCGGCCAAATGCTGCAAAGGTTGGAATTCCATCCGGTTAGGAATCGGAGAGAGTCCGCAACCATGCGGTAGGCCAAGTCATCTGAATCAAAGTTAGTCACTTCAACACCGGACCAGAATTCTTCACCTGTCAATGAGATCTCCTTTTGTTTTACCGGACATAGCCGTATTTCGCACAGGATGCGATATGGCAGGCTTTCTACGAGAGAGGCAGTCTTTACCGGTCTGAGTGGAGAAAATCGATCCTGGGTCATTTTAGAAGGGTTTATTGGCGTCACCGTTCTTACCACCGGTGCATGGTTTATTTCTGCTGCTATCTTTCTGATATTCTTACAGACGTTAGAAGGGACCTACGGGGGTAATGCCGTGTTCGCGGATGCAGCCACCGCCGAAGCCGTAACGGAAGTGGAGGCGAGGCGTGTGGCGTCGCCACGCGCGGGTATATGTGGTGTTCCTTACTGAACCCCTGAAGATGAGTGTTCTATGGAACACTCATCAGGGGTTCAGTGGAACACTTCCCCCCCGGGGGGTTATAGGGGGGGAATTAGGCAAACGTCAAGCCTCCCCCCTCTGGCACCGTCTAAATGCTCCAAGTAGTTGCAACTACACAGGTTACGTTCCAAATCTTGCTACTCTCTAACCAGTACTTGAATGGCGTAACTTGTTGACCATCCGTAACTTACGATTTTTGTGTAAAATATTTTTGACACAAAAAGAACTGCTTTTGCTGGACTTCGTCACTACGAGACGTTTGTACGAGTATCGCAAGTCGTTGTACTGTAAGCACTTATATTACTATTACGCTAAGACGAATGTCAGAAACTAGCCATTTTAGGTCATTTGACGTAACTCTAGGCACTACCAGGTATTTACGTAAATCTACTTATTTCTATTCCTCGTCAAAAATCTCAGGAGGAGCTACGTCAGACTTGCCTTTCATGTCCACTACGAGCTTGATGAGTGCCGCTGCTAGAAGCTCTGCCTGGTCGTAAACGGCGAGCGGCTTTCCCTTATTCGAACTGAACTTCCGGATGGTCTCTTGAAAGGCTTGAAAGTGGGCGTATACCGGTATCAGACTTTCGCGCAGCGTGTTCGGGTCTGAGTCACCGCAGCAGGAGTCTGTTCTTTTGACAACAGACCTCGTGACAGAAACTACCGTAACTGGCGCACTGTACGGCGTTAACATTCGGAAGCTCCTCGGTTTCCGGTATGATATCGCCGTATCTGCGCCTCGTCTTCTGTCGTCTAGATCACGTCAAGGGATTTTCGTACTTTTTTCGTCCCGGGTCCGTGAGGGATGAATGCGATCGTCAACCCCCGGTTACGCAGCGTGGCGTCGCGGGTACAGAGCTTGCAGTCTAGGCATGACGCGCACTTGCCAGTTTGCTGCGGGCACGGAATCAGCTTTATCCCGTCTGCTTCGTACGCGCTGTTTTGTTTGAACTCCGGTACGACCACGGCCGTTGCGTACCCGGCCTCTGTGGCTTCTTTTACCTGATCCGCGTTCTCGCACGACGCCAGAACTGATACTTGCTTCCATTCTTTACGAGGCACCTTCTTCCAGGCGTGTGTGTAGGTCCACACGCTAGCTTCGTTTCCGGCAGCTGCTCCCCGTTCTTCATACCTGTCGGCTGCTGCAGAAACTATCGCAGCGGCGGTTTTGGTAGAGCAGTCGCCCACGACGTGAAGTCGGAGAGGTACGTCTGCCGGCAGCTCGTCGATAAGAGCCGCTTCGTCTTTAGCGAGTTGCGTCGTAGTATCGTCTCCGGCCGACGCGTTAACCTTTGAAGTCACCGCCCAGTACATGGGTCCGTACTCGGCGTAACACCCGTTGTTGTAGAACGGGCATGTTTTAGGGCACGACTTCTGACTTACGTACGTAGCCGCAACCGGCCCTAGCTTTATGTTTGACGTGCGTGGTGACGCCGCAGCCCCTCCGCGTCGTCTAAGGCTGTTACACTTACTTGCCACTAGAAACTCCTCTCAGTACGAAGAACCCGAACACCAGCCACATGGCTGTTTCTCTGTCTTCTCCAGACCCCCCGAGGACCATCAAGCATATCCACGCCCCGACGGCTTTCGGGTATAGTGACCAGACGGACTGGCTAGAAGTAGTAGTTGCGGACAACAGGATCTCCGTATGTCTAAGGTAAGTGTTGTAGGCGATAATTCTCTGCACTTGGCGTCCTTAGCGGACTCAGTGCCCGGTCTCCTGTCGTTTAAGGGTAGGCCTCTCAACTCTGTAGACTACTTGCCGTTTCGGCCGTATTACTCGTCTAACGTCCCAGAGATTACTGTGCTGCGGGCGGGCCGCGGTGTCGGTAAATCCATCGCCATGATGGCGCGGCTGCTACTGCACTCCGGGTTTATTCCACACTTGCAGTCGATGGTTGTTTGCCCGCTAATGTCTCAGTCGGACAGACTTAGCGAGCAGTACATGTTGCCGATATTGTCGTCGAGCCCGATAAGGTCCATGCTGTGCCCGGACGGTGATTACGGGGCAGTCAGGCGTAGGCGGTTTTCTAACGGGTCTCTGGTGAACTTCCTTTACGCCTACTTGAGGGTCGACCAGATCCGAGGTTTTCACAACTCGTGCGCTATTATCGACGAAGCCCAGGACATGGACCCCGAGTTCATCCCGATCATACTAGAGTGTGTGTCTCAGCGGCCTAAGATTATTACGTTCGGCGGTACCAGTAAGACCAACGACACGACTCTCGAGAAGCAGTACGTAAAGTCGACCATGTCCGTGTGGCACACGCCGTGTCATTCGTGCGGCAAAGTTGCGGTAGCCGCCTGCCACCCGCACGGTCAGATTGAGAAGATGATCGGGCCTTGGAGCCAGGACATATCGGAAGAGAGGCCCGGCACCGTGTGCCCGTGGTGCCAGAAGCCGATATCCCCCCGGCACGGGTGGTGGCACCACCGCCGTCCTGAGATGGCCGGTCGCTCGTTGGGTCTGCACATCCCGCAGATCATCATGCCGGACCACTACGCCAGTCCGCGTAAGTGGCGGGAACTACTAGAAAAACGAGACAGCGACTACGGTATCGGTAAGTTCTACAACGAAGTACTCGGTGAGCCGTTCGACTCCGCGCACCGCCTCCTCAGCGTCGAGCAGATGAAGGCGGCGGCAGTACTGCCCATCGACGACATTGATAAGGCCGTCCAGTACCGCCGCATGGCCGGGTATCACATGGTCGTAGCCGGGGTAGACTGGTCCGGCGGCGGCGAAGACGGGTCCAGCCGAACCGCCTTGTCTATCGTGGCGCTGTCGGCGGACGGAGGCGTTGACGTACTCTACGGCGAGAAGAGGCCCCTGGGCGAGGACTCTCTCGAGCAGGTTAAGCGTATTCTCCAGGTCTGTAACGCGTTTGAAGTGAACCTGGTGGCCCACGACTACAACGGTAACGGTGCGGCTCGGCAGGATCTTATGCGTGTGTACGGCCTGCCCGACAACAGGACTGCGCCTATTGTTTACGCGTCTGTAGGGTCGTCACTGATTGTCTCGTTCTTACCGGCCTCCGGTAACAGGACGCGGGGGTACTACCACGTCGATAAGCCTCGGTCGTTGTCGTTAACGGCCGAGGCTATTAAACGAGGTAAGATACGGTTCTTCAAAGACGACTATAAGTCCGACGACAGCCCCGGCATATTGAGAGACTTCACCTACCTGGTCGAACACTACGTCGATTCCGGCGCCAGGGCTAAGTACTCTGTTCGCCGGGTCTCTGACGAGGTCTCCGACGACTTCGCACAGGCCACTAACATGGCCACGTGGATCTGCTGGCACTACACGGGGGCTCACCCGTCGTTTAAGACTTGAGACCCTGCTAAGTGGTACAGGAGCTTGTTGACTCCGACGGAGTACGACACGTCCCCTTCGCACACGGCTTCTACGGCACCGATCGGGTCGCGACGGAAGTCTCTGGACTTACACGACCCGGTCCAAGTCTTGTACTGGGACGCCACGCTCAGGTGGTACACGACACCTGACTCCGTGGACTCTCGAGAGACGACTACCGATCGGTTTATCACCTGCTCCCCCGTCTCCGCGTCCTCCCACCCGTGAATGAGTTTGATGAAGGTACGGCTACCGCACACCACCACAGACCTCTTTGCGTGTTTAACTGAGCAAGACGCGGCAACCTTGGCGGCTGCCGGCCAAGACGTAGGCGCGGCCCCCGTCCAGTTTGCTGCCGACAGGAACCCGGCGCAGTCCTTGGCGGGCATGGACCTGAGCCTGTCTGCCGCGGCGTCCCTCCAGGGCACGAGAATACCGGTCCGGTCAGTTGTGTCGAAGTTACCGACAGACGCTAAGGCCAGACCGGCCGGGCACAGGGGCCTGCCGACGAGCGCATTACCGTTTCGAACATCGGCCAGGTCTTTTACTAGGGCTGCCGCCACGGCCGGGCTCCCGCGAACGACCGCCCCTCCCCTCCGCAGGGCGTCGACCGGGTTAATCCACACCCCGGAAAACCCGAATGGCGCAAAAGCGTAAGCCGACTCTTTCCACCCCCTACCGCGGTATCCGAGCCAGTTCCACCGCCCGCTGATGCCCAGAACCCACACCCCTGTGAACCGAATCCCGTCTTCTCCCGGAATCAGCGCCACGGAGCAAGACCCGTCGGTCTCTGAAGCCAGCGTCTTGGCGTGTATTGAGAACCCGCCAATGCGGGCCAGCTTAGACGCCGCGTCCGTAACCTTGTCGCCACGGACGAACCCCCACTCGGAAGACGGCTTCCTGGGAGGAAAGTTGTGTTTCATCACTAAGCGTTGAGAACCCAGTACCGAGTCACACACCAGCGTCGACAGGTTTTTGAGGATGTCCCTGGCGCGGACAGCCCGCCGCCATTCTGTTATCTGTGCCGACCTAACACCCGGGTGTTCGGCAGAAGCCGCCCACTCACGTACCGCGTCGTCGTCGGACGACCTTCTAAAGGTTGTTACGGCATCGGCGGGGCACCCGCACGACCCGCACTCGGGGCAGGAGTACCACCAGCCGCCCACGGGTGTTGTTTTAAGTTTTGCCGACGAGTTACAATTAGGACACTCGGCCCATCCATCCGCTACACTGATGGTTAGTCCGAGTAGAGACCAAACGCGGCCGGGATCGCCGGGCCAGTCCTCAACAGGGATCACGATTATGTCCTCCGCTTTCTCTACCCCCGTGCAGCCTGGTCCGGCCGCCAAGGGTGGGTTGCCGTTCGTGAAGGCGGCGGCCGAAGCGGCCGGGGCTCCTGAAACCTTACTGGACGGCGCTGAAAAGTGGGCCGGGCTGTACCCCGATAAGTACGCCGACCCGTCTACTCGGCAATTCCCGATTTTCGACCCGGCCTCGGTGGTGGCGTCAGCCCTGACGTACCAGTACCTGGACGGACCCAAGAACCACCCGGTCGCCGACCGCATTAAGGCGGCTGCGGCGGCTTTTGACGTCCTGTCCGTGTGGGACTCGGAAGACAAGTCGACGCCGGAACCGCACTACTGTCTTCCGGAACAAAAGAAGTACCCGGTCAAAACGGCCGCAGACGTCGTCACGGCTGCTTCTTACTTGATGGAGCACGCCTCCTCTTTCGCAGAACAGGACAGGGTTAAGTTCGCAGAAAACGTGCTTCTCGCTGACGACTCTATGCCGGCCCTCAAGTTTGGAGACCGGTGTGTCGTAGAACGCATGGCCGGGCTGGGGGCCCCGTCGGACCTGTCTGCCGCGTTCGAACCCAGACTCAAACTCGCGTCGGCTGACAAGGACCTCCTCAAGGCCGTGTGCACGGCTGAGGTGGAAGTTCGAGACGGCGGGTGCCCCTACAAGGCGGCTGAACTTCTGAAGGACTTGGACAAAGCTATGGGGTGGAAGCTGCCGGACCCGCACCAGCACCTGACGTCGTTGACTCCGACGGCCGCTAAAAAGGCCGCCGACGAGTTGATCCCGTCGGCGTCCGGTAAGGTCTACAGCAAGTCAGACATCTCCTCAGCAGACCACGAGCTGTTTACGGCCTGGGGCCCGTCTGCGGTAGCTACCGTCGCCAAAAGAGCGGAATTGCTGCGCGGACCCGAGTCGTCTGCGGTGGAAGCCGTGCTCTCCGCGGCAGGCGTGTCCCCGGTCGCTGACTGGTTCGACCGCGTTCCCAGCTTGCAGTTGAACCAAATCGACTGATCCGTCACGTCAGGGTGATATCCGGTTATCTTCAGGTAACCGGATTTAGGGAACGACACCAGCTTCCCGAATACCCAAGCCAGCTCGTTGTCAGTCTCGGCGTGCCTGTGTGCGGCGACTTTGACCCAGTTGGTCGTGATCACGTGCGCCATGCCGCCGTCTCCCGCCTCCATGCGACTTCTGGCCCGCAGAATAGAGTCGACGCAGAACACGGACGAAGCTTCCGGGGACCACCATTTCTTGGCGCGCTTTACAGCCTTGTACGGCCACTTGTAAGCCTTACCTCCTATCTTGTGCCTGTTGGTCATGGCCACCTCGCACGCCTTGCACAGGTACAGCGCGTTTCCAGGTCCGTCGCCGTGCTTAGTTCTCGGAAACAGGTGCCCTCCGCACGCCGCCGCGCACATGATCGACGCGCCGTTTTGAACAACCGTGATCACACCGTTCTCAGAGATGCGCGCCGCCGAGCCGTAAGTCGTCACGGCCGAGCTGAAGAACAGGGCTTTGCACCCGCACAACTCGCACTGGCCTTTAGACCTCTTAACTAAGATCGACTGTGTCACCCTCCATACCGCAGCCTGTTGGGCGGTCATGTCTGTACGACGACTCATGACCTTACTCCTAGCGAAGCCGCCATACCTGACTCAGACAGGGCGGCCGCGTACACGGACTCTGCGGAAGCCGCCAACCCGTTTAGAGCGTCCGCGGTCTTGAACGGCGCCTCCCCTAACTTAATAGTGAGAGCCGCCAGGGCCTGAATCAGGACTGGATCGCTCCTACCGTTTCGGTCTCTGAACTCCACCAGCGCCTTGTTGACCGCCGTCAGCGTCGTGGACCTTACAGCGTCGCCGGTAACGGCGTCTCTTGCCGCCTGGCTCAACTTGGCGCACGCGCTCGCCAGCTTCTCCCGCGGAACACGCACCGCGGACTCTAGGACGTCCAGGGCAGCCGACCTGCGCCCTCTCGCGACGTCGGAATCACTGTCAGACTGATCCGGAGCCAGTCGCACCGGCATGATCTCGTAGGACAGGGCGAACTTCTTACGCAGCTCGTCCGGTCGTGGAATCAGGGACACCGCCCGGTCTACCATGACCTCGGCTTTCGGACGGCCGTCGTCTGTGACCTCCGTAGTCCCGATACCGGCAGCAACCTTTTCTCGAACCGACGTCACGAGCCGAGAATACCCGTCCCCGCTGCACAAGGCGTCGGCCTTAATACCCCACTGGTCTGCTGCGGCGTCGAGCAGCGATTTCACGCGCGGCCACACGACGGAATCCACGACGTAGACCCCATTACCGACCAGAGACTCCATGCCCGTACCGGAGGCGTACTTACCGCCGCAGGCGTAGGACTCTAGAACACGGTTTACTGACGACTCCAGCGCGGAAAACTCCTCCTTGACGTACGCCGGCAGCAGGTTCCACCGCGGGTCACTGACGGCCTCGCCTATGACCGCGGTGTCGCCGACTATGACAGACCCGTCGGATATAACGCGCTGCCCTCGCCACCACTTACGACGAACTCTGACTAGACGAAACGCGGAGTCTGCCAGTGACCCCAGCCTGGACGGGTTAACGGCGTACTCGTCTTCCAAGATTTCGCGAAACGACTTAGACATCGAGGTCTCCGTAAAAAGATAAGCCCGGCACAAGGCCGGGCAGGTTTGTCGAGTTAGGTTAGTCTCTCAGGACTTATCGGACGCCGGCTGATCTGACTTAAACAGGGCCTCGGCAGTTCGAATGACGGCGTCCAAAGACGCGGCACTCTGAGTAAGCGGTTTGGGGTGGTCCTCGACCGCCGCCTTGCCGTGGGTGATGAGTAACGAAATCAGAGCCTCTGCTTGCGGTTTAGTCACCTGACCCGCCTCCTAGTAGGGACTGTGCGATGTGGTCTGCCAGTTGTTTGGCATTTCCTCCGCGCAGCACTAACGACCGAAACTGTTCACTCAGGTCTTGAAGACCCGAAGTAATGTACGCCACTAGCTGCCTGTTGGACGCCTCCTTACCGGCAAACGCGGCCGCCCACTCGTCAGTGCCGTCGTCGACGGCGTCCTTGTCTTCTCCGGGATCGGTTCCAGGCCCGAACAGCGAGTCGAACAAAGCGTTAGCGCTGTCGCCGTGCGCCGAGTACGCCAGCCGGCACACCTTGACGTACTCTTTGACGAAGTCAGAGTACGGCTGGTGATCACGGTCGATTATCTGCGCCTCGACCCCGGCCCACAAACAATCGTACAGGTCTGCTAGGTCACGTGGATCGAAGCGACGCCCTTCTACGGCAGACGACAGCACCCGGGCGCCTACGTCGAATCCGCGGACTGTGTTAAAGAACGGGTCAGGTGAAGTAGCAATCGACACAGCCACAGCCAGCCGGTCAATCGAGGCGTCGCTGGGTTCTACTAAGAACGTGTCGCGTATTTCTGCCCGCCACGTCTCAGGAGAGAAGCTCAGAAACTCGGTACCGAATTTGTCAACCGCCTCTACCAGCAGGACGCACCCGTACACGTCGTCGCGGGCCCAGATGTTTACGTCCGCCCGCGGAGCCTCTGCGCTTCCGCCCGCTTCGACGCTACGATCGCCGTCAGGTTGTACATCCTGCACGACAGCCATTTTGCGTCCCCGAGTGATACAGTTGTGGCGGCGTTAGTTGCCAGGTCCCATCCGCCAGAAGACCGAGTGCCGGACAGCATCCACCCGTCTGCGATACCAAAAACTGAAGGTTTCGTGGCGGCCGCAGCCGCCACGTCTTCCTTGAGGTACTTGAGACCGCCTACGGCGCCTTCAGGGTAATCAGGCACTGCGGCCAACAGAATGTCCGCCACCCACAGTGCCGGCTCTAACGCATCACCGGAGAACTCAGCCCGTATGGCGGCCATACGAGACGGCGTGATCCTCGGTGATAGGCCGATATCGGCAAACTCTGCCATTAGACGATGAACGTCAGGTTGGCCGCGAACTTACCTGTAGCCGACTTCAGACCGGGGGCCAGCTTCATGCGGTCTGTCGGTTTTTCGGCTTCCGGGTCGTACGACATCACGGTGCTGACGCGCTTGAAGAACGGCTTCGTGTAGCCCTGACGTTCCAGAAATTCCTGAGCGAGCAGCTTTGCGTGCGGGCTGTCTGCCAGGCGCGGGTTGTCCGAAACCACAGTGATCGTCACGGTCTGCGCGTTGTTGTCGGACCCGCGCTTCGTGAGGTCCATGTCCACTTGCATCGCGTCCAGGTAATACTGGACCTTGGACGAAGAATCGACAGAACCGCCTTTGAGCATGTCTGCGACCCACGGCGCGGATTCACTGGCCTGGTCCACCTCAACGCCGTTGATGACGAGCTTGGTGGGCGAGTGGCGCAGGTCGACAAGATTCGCCTTAACTTTAGTCTTCGACATCGAAGTCCTCATATCGTGGTTGAGACGGCCTTATTGCCGGACATGGTCCATACTATCAAAGTGTCCACACCGAGTAACTGTTTTAGCCTGGAAATTCTCTCGCCGCCCATGTGCAAGACGGCTTGTCGGATGACGGCCCCAGAGGCAGTTCCGGCCTTTTGATTACCTTTGCCGGCGCAGCACGATCTGACGGAAGGAGCCCTGCGCTGCCCAAATATCGGGAACTCGGCCACGACGTCCGGTCGAGCGGCGAGTTCGGCTAGAGCCGAGTCGTCTATGACTTTCGTGGCCATTAGTTTACCCTCCCGCCGTAAACGAACCGGCCACCAGCCCCTGCGCTTCTGCGTCCAAACCTACGCACAGCTTATCCAGGCCTTGACGAACGTTATACACCGCACTGTTCATGTTCTCGGAAGCCACCGAGAAGGTGGTAGACGCGGCGCGGTAGTAATCCCCTGGTATCGGAGGGTCCGTCGGGACTGTGCTGAGTTCGGCCACAGTACAGATCCCCATATACTCTGGAGTCGGGCTGGCGTCCTTAAGGTAGAACACGGCCGCCGAGTCGGCCGGCGACGTGAACGAGTCTACTGTAAAGGTAATTTGTTGGGCAGTCGGGTTGTACGTGTATGAGACTGCAAAGGACGCTGCCACGTATAACCCTCCGATACCAAACGGAAAAAGTAAACCCCCGGGGCCGTAGCCCCGGGGGTTATTGTAGCACGTCAGCCGTCGTCGACAGCCACCCATTCGGCCCAGTCCGGAACTCGGTCTGCCCCGTACCGGCCGATAAGCACGACCAGGATTTCTCCTAACCCCGTAGGTTTGTCTTCCGGCCACGGGGTGTCGCCGTCGGTTAGTACCAACGTAAACGTCGGTTTGGACTCTGCGGCGGCGTTCAGGCCTGCACCCATGTCGGTGCCGCCTCCGCCCTGCAGTTTCAGCTTCTTCACGTCCGATTTGGTACGCAGCGTACCGGCGTCAGCCGCCGCGGCGTCGCACGCAAACAGCTGGATAGGGCCAAGGTGAGAAGCCGCCGCCACCAGCTCGGACAAGCCGGCCCGTATGCGTTCGTCACACATACTTCCGGACGTGTCCAGAACCGCGTTGCACTTCTTCTTGTGCTCAACCATGCCCGGCAGAATCAGACGACCCTGAGACCGGCGGTTGTACTGCGTGTAGGAGTAGTCACCCCTGCCGCGCCCCGCCACGATACGCTGGATGTGCCTGCGTATCTGCGTCGTCCAGGGAACCTGTGGCGGGCGGAGCCTGTCGTCAGCCCACCGCAGTAGCCCGGACGGCACTGACCCACGTCCGCGCTGCTCTTCGTGCTTCTTGCACGCAGCAGCCACCGCGTCGCGAATCAGAGACGCTTCCGCCGGACTGACTCCTTGGTCTTGGCCGTCTTGTCCGACAGACGTGCCCTCCTCCCAGTCTTCCGCGACCCCGGTGGCGCCGGACCCGCACTTGCACTTCCCTTTGCCGTCTCCTTTCCCTTGGCCGGTACCGATGAGTGTGGCGTTGTCGAGGAGTAGGGCGTAGTACTCCTCCATCATCAGGTTGTCTGGAAAAGGCGTACCGTCCTTGGCTTTGAAGTTCTTCGGATAGAGGGCCTCTTCAGGGTCATCCGGGACCGTGATCTGATCCTTCGCACCGCTCAAGCAGGCGCTGTCGCGGTAGTTCTTCAGGTGACAGTTGATGGCCAAGTCGCCGGCCATGTTCGACAGTTCGTGGTGCAACCCGGCTGCGCGGCACGCGTGGTCGTTGAGCAGGTGCCCACCGACTTCGTGACCGGCGATGATGAGGGCCAACATCGCCACGCTCTGCTTGTCCGCCCATTCCGGGTTGATGTACAGGATCCAATCTTTCGAGACGCCCATGGTCGGGACGCCGGGAGAGAACCTGACCGGGAGGCGGACGACGGCGTCCGCCAAGTACGGCCACCACTGCACGGCCAGCAACTTGGCCGCAGTAATCCGTTCTGAACTAGTCATCGTCGTCTGGTCCTCACTTTTCCGTGGAGACGGTCCGAACGCTGGTGACGACCATGTTCTTGTACCGCTGCATGTCCTTCGCATACGGTGCGGTGATGGAGTTGAGCGCCACTTGCTCCTGCTGCGTCAGGTGGACTTCCCGGGCCGCCGCCAGCAGCCGGTCCAGAGGGCCTTTGGCCGTTTCCAGACGTCCTTCGCCGGCGGCCACCACGAGCTTGGCGCCGTTCATGACGTACTTGACGGCCTTGCGGTAGACGGGGTCCGAAGACTTGGCCGCCCGCAGCTCATCCCGGCTCACGGCCAGGTACGACAGTACCAGGTTTACGACGGCCGTCACGGTCGCGTAAGCCACGAAGTTTTCTTTCTGCGGCTGGTACGACTCCGGGTTTTCCAGCAGCCGGACCGGGTCGGGGAGGTCCGAGTCGCGAATGAACTTGGAGAACGCCTGCGCCGGGCCGGTGCCGACGAGGCCGGAGATCAGGCTGAGCATGGCCTGGCCCTCCTCTTTATCGAACAGCCGGCTTTCGCCGGACGCCAGCACGCGGGCCGCGGCGTCCCACGACCGGGGCGTCGGGTACGCCAGGTCGGCGATCGTACCGGTTCCGGTCGAGGACTGACCGGGAACCGGCAGCAGGTTTTCCGGGCTCGCCATGATGAACGCCGAGACGGCGCGCCGGGCCCGCGAGTAGAACTCCTCCGGAACCTGCCGGCCGTTGAACTCCACCTTCGGCGGGCTGCCCCAGTACGAGATGAAGTCTTCCGCCCAGGCCCGGCGGAACTGCGAGTCCGTCGGCCACTGGAGGTGGCAGAGCCGGTTGGCCATCGGCGCCGACAGGTCGAACACGCCGGCCCCCGTTTCGGGCGGGTTTCCGGCGGCGATCATGGCGACTTTGTTCGGCGGCAAGTGAATGTCGCCGGCGACGCGGTCGTTGATGATCCGCAGCGCCACCGCCTGGATGGACGGTGGGGCCGTGGACAGCTCGTCGAAGAACAGGACGCCGCCGTGCGTCGCCAAGCGCACAAAGGACTCCCGCGGAGCGAACTGGACCACCGACAAGTCCGACCCGTCCGGCCGGCGGTATTTTCCGTCAGCGATCGGGAAGCCGGCCAGGTCGCTGGGTTCGCACATGGAGCAGATCAGCGTGTGAACTTCTGCCGACAACCCGGTGTGCTGGGCCAGACGCCGGGCCACGGCCTCGATGCGACGGGTCTTACCGACCCCTGGCGGACCCCAGATCATCGGGACCACGTGGGACTGCACACACTTGACGATCATGTCCTCGATGCCGTCGGCGGTCAGAGTCGACGGCAGCGATTGCGCCACAGACGCGGAAGTTCCTTTGGCTTTGGCCACGTTCTCTCCTGTTATGGGGTCGGTAAAGAAAGGCCGACTAGTAGTCGGCCACGATTGCGAACCCGCTAAGGGTCGCCACAACTTCCTTGGGGCTCGGGAGATCCCGTAGCCACAAGGTCCACAGTTTGACCGCCAGAGAGGCGGCCGTGTTTGACGCGTAGACGTTAGAGGAATTCCCGCACCGTCCGGGTTCGGCCTCTTCGTCTGTAAACAGCTCCTTAAGGTACACCTCGTACGCTTCAGGAGTACGGCAGCAGTAGACGCGTACGTCGTCCCCCAGCATGCGGGTGTCGACAAACAGGCCAACCCCGTTCGCCTTGCAGAGAGAGGCGATCTCCTTGCGGGCGGACATCTTGTCCACGCAGCAAAACACCGCTACGTCTTCGGGACTTTCGTCCGTGATAGACGTGGACGGGCCGACCGCCTCGTACATGGCGCGCACGGCCGAGGACGGCGACTTCGCCACGCAGAACTCTTTACAGGCGTCGGCTTTACGCTTACCGACGTCGGAAGGCCTGTAACCCTGGTTGCCGATGTTGACCTCTTCGACCGTGTCGAAGTCCCAGAGGTCCAGCCTGCGAACACCGGTACCGGACAGCATCTCGGCCGTAGGGCGTCCGATAGCCCCCACCCCGATGACTACTGCCGGACGAAACAAGAGAGCCGCCTCAGGCAAGACCGACCGCTGGCGCTCGTTTCGCGCACTGATCGGCGTGTCGACGACGTTACTCGCCCGCATCGTGCTGCTCGGCGTTACGCAGGTATTCTTCCAGGGCGTCGGCGTCCGCAAAGTCGGTCTCCCACATCTTCGCGGCGTCCTCGTACGACACGTTGGTGCGGCGGCGCTTCTTGGTCTTACGGTTCGGGCGGTATTCCTCGCTGGGACCGTAACCCCCGTCGAATTTCCCCTTCACCACGCCGCCGGCGTGCGTGATCGGTCCGTTGTCGACCTTCGTCGCCTTGTCCCACCACCGGTTGCCGCCGTAATCGCTGTCCCAGCGCTTACCGCTGACAGCGTGCGTCGGCTGATAAAACTGCACGGCCTGGTACGCCCGCGTCTTGACCTGCTTCTTGACCTCGTCGATCACGGATTGCGGGTCAAACGCCGGCATGTCCGGTACGGCGGACCAGTCGACCTCTACTCCGGAGAGCTTGGTCTTGACGCCGATCTTGCCCTGCCCGACCCGCAGTGTGGCGCCCCAACTGCCGTCCTTGCTGTGAATGAGCATCACGGCAAACGGCATGTTGCCGAACACGTCCGCGAACGTGCTGTTGTCGGTGGCGGACGGGTTAGCCGCACAGCTGAACGGGTGCGTGTGGAACCACACCCGCATAGTCCTGTCGTACCCGATGCCCAACTGAGAGTAGGACTCGGACCGGCAGAGGAGGGCGGCGCCGTCAAGTTCGGTAAAGGCCGAGCTGCCTTCCTGTTCGACGATGTCGAAGCGCTCGACGTACAGAGGGTCGTCTTCGGCGACGACCGCCATGGCCGATATCTCCCTATCGTCGCAGAACACCATGGTCTTCGCCTGCAGGAACGCGGTAGGGCTCATGACGAGCCTGTGCGCGTTGCCGTCCTTGTCCACCCCGCGCAATCTGGTCTTCACTACCGAATTCGACTTGTCCGTCGCCGCGATTTCACCGGAGATGACCGGTCCGCCGTCTGGCATATTATCTGTCCTTCTGTTGATTGTGATCACTTACGTAGACGGCCCTTGTGTGCCGGTCTCGGACTGCTCGGATAGCAGGGTGCTGGCCGGCAGCGTGCCCGTACAGACCCCGCACTTACCCGGATAAGACACGAACGACGCGAACCCCTTGCTGTTGACGGCGTAACCCCTGCTGCACGCCGTACACTTCCTGAGGCAGGACATGCACGCGAAGTTACCAGTCTCAGCGCACACCTCCGAGCACCTATTGCGACGGCAGACGTCCCTTCGGCACGAGAAGCACTTCTTGATTACGTCTTCGCGCTGTTCCTGAGTCGGCGGACACTCCCACCCACCGCATGCACCGCAGGAAGGTAGGACGAACCTGTGCAGATCGATGTACGGGCTGTGCCTGTTGTAGTTCGAACACACCAACGCGAAGATGTGCACGATCTCGCTGATGGACCCGCTCTTGAACATGTTGTTGCAGGCCCGGACCGTATCGCCCAGACACACCACCCCGTCGCTCTTGACGTGCGGGTGGTAGTAGTTGCCGCTCTTTATCGTCTTGGACCCAGTAAAGGCGCATCTAGCCATGGCGTTGATGTACGCGTCGTAGTTCAGCATGTCGGTATTGCCGAGGCTGAACGTGAGCTTCATCCTCCCGAAGTTTAGCGGGATCGGGAAAGACGCCTTTATCTTCTCCAGCCTAGTTCTCGCCGCGCTGCTGCCGGTCCCGTGAACGGCGTGGTCGTACTGTAGCTCGATTATCGTCGGCTCACGAGCATGCACTGTCAGAGTCTTCTGCTCGATGCTGTACGTGAGGACGAACCCGTCCTTCTCCAAACCCACCAGACCCGATTCTGCCGTCTGCACCAAGGTCTTTGGAATCGCCGACTGCCTCGTCCACGACAGATCTTTGAGTCCTCCGGCCATAGCCCTCGCGTACGTACTCCGCCACTTGGCGCACGCCTGCTTCAGCTCTTTGAATCTGGTAGCCACGCCTCGAGATCCGCCGTACGATGCGGGGCTCTGAACGGCCGCGTTGTACCGACTGGTCTTTTCGTAGATGGCGTGGGATAAGGTCGCCAGCTCGTTGATCCACGGTCCGCGCGGCGCACTCTGGCATGCCGCGGTAGACAAAGACCACGCCGCCGCGGCAAATTGCGCGGCGGCGTGGGAGCGTTGAGCTTCGGTTAACATTCTGTCTTAGAGCCCGGCGCAGGCCTTGAAGGCCTTGTAGGCCGCTTCCATACCGGCAGCCAGCCTAGCGTCGATCGCGTAGATGTCGTCTTCCTGACCGACGAGCACGGCCCCGGCCACCTTGGCCTTCATCGAGACGACCCGGGAGCCCTCCGACAGAATCGTCTCCGTGGTGGACTTGTTGCCGTTGACCAAGAACACCAGACCAGTCGCCGAGGAGTTGACCGCCCGGTGGGCGAGCAAGTGCCCGACCGTGCTGCCTGCCGGCAGCTGGACGACCACCGGCACGTCCGAGCTGGCCGGCTGGTACGTGACGCTGATCAGGTTGTCGCTGCTTCCTTGAACGCTCATGCTAAGCCCTTTGCGTTGTGATATGGGACAGAACCTGCGCATATGGCGCTATCCCGCGGACTGCAACGCCAGTACCGCAAACTATTGTGACGTCAGTAGTAGAGTTATTTAGCGCGAATCGGCACGCCGACGGCGTCTACGGCTTCGGCGTAAAAAGAGGTGGCTTGTCGCTCCAGAGGCAGACCTCTAACCGGACCAGAGTACGTGCCACGCGAGAACATTCCGGACGGCGCCATCTTCGACCCGATGCGGTGCAGCACCTGCGTCCTGCCGTGAGGAAAGTCGTACACGAGCACACCGCTCACTTGGCGCACCTCTTCGAGGTCTCCGATGAAGTACCTGGTGTTGGTCAGGTACCATGCCAGCAACTGGCAGTCTTGATCGCCCAGCATGTACCGGTACAGCACCGAGCTTCTGTCGGTGAGCGCCGAGTAGAGAGCGAGCTGCGGTTTGCGGAGTTCGCGGTTAACGACCCACTGCCCGCCGTTGACGGGAATCCACTTCGGCTTGGGGACTTCTAGACCTAACGATCTCCACTGCAGGTTGGCGTTATCCAGGTCACGCCAAAAAACTTCTCCTTCGGCCTCGGCAGTTTCGAGGCACGCGTCGATCGAGTTGACTGGGTACGCGTCTGCGTCAAAGAAGGCGGCTACCTTAACCGGTGTCCGCGCCATGGCGTACGCCTTGCATTCCCAGCCACCGGCGGGGGCTCTCAGCCCGTTGTCTTCCGCGTCCTTAACGACGTCCACCACCGTAACGCCGGGCATCTTTCGAATGGCGCTGCAGACCGGCTCAGCCGGCCCGCGGTGCCACACCCACACCCCGCCGGCGTAGCCGCACAGACGCAGCATTTTTACCAGTACGTAGATGCCGTACTGGTAGGGACCTCCGCCGCAAGTAACCACCCCAACACCGGTACCGTCGACAATGCGCGACTGGTCCGCGGAAGCTAGAGACTCGGTTATTGCGGCGGATGGCGTCATCGCGTCCATACCCCCAGAAGTCGTTCTAGGAAGGTCGGCTTCCGCATCTCCGGCCCAGGCGTTGACGTGTGGCTTATCTGAATGGACGGCCCCAGGGCGGCACTCCGCTGCTTCATCCACTCTTTGAACTCAGGAGGCTCCTCGGGGCTGATGTAAAACAAACCCGGCGTAGCGGTACGTCGGTCGTACTCCTCCTGTGACCTATCTTCAGCGACGGACGAGATATGTTTGCCGACCCCGAACCGGTAGATGTACTCCCACGACGCCGGGTCGCTCACGAGGTTCCGGTGGTTCGTCTTTTTACTTGCCTTGGCCCGCAGGTCGGCTTTACGGTCTTCTCCGCCGGACACCGGGTCATACCATACCGCCCCGGCTCGAAAAGCAGAAGCGTTGTGGCACACGCCGTGGTTGTGGGTGTGAGACAACGCCCCGCCCGTCTCGACAGGGTTCATGTACCACGAAGCCTGAGGGTTCCAGTATTCGAACCCGTCCAGCATAGTTACCGCCTGCGACATCCGGCCCGATAGGTGGATATCGTCGTCGTCCCACGGCAACAGTATTTCGCCCCGTGCGTGGGCCAGGAGGGCGTTGCGCTTTTCGCCTAGACTCTTGTACCGCGACGGGCAGTTAATGACGCGCACGCCTGGAACCGTACAACCTATCGTCTGATTCGGCGCGTCGTTCAGGATCACCATCTCTTTGTTGGGGTAATCCTGCTGCGTAAAGCACCATACCGACTGACACAGCAAGTGCCTGTGTTTCGGGAGTCTACCGAACGTAGGGCACATGGCGGTCACTAGAGGCGTAGCCATTGGAAACTCCTGTTAGCGTGTGTCTACCAAAATCCGCGCGGGCAGGCCTGGTCGGCGTAAGCCACCTTACCCGGCTCGGGCTGCGTGTTGTTGTTGGGGTTAGGCGGAGACCAGTCCAGGAAGCAGCCGCACCCCTTAGCTTCTTCCGTATCCGTACACCGCTGGTACCAGTTGCGGTCCGGGTACAGCACCGGCTTACGGTTCGGGCACGTCCAGCACTTGTCCATGCGCTCTTTGGCGACTTCCGGGGTGGCCTGCTCTTTATCCGACGTCAGAAACTTCAAGTAGTTGAGCGCCATGCGGCCGCGACCCGGCAGTACCTTGACGGACGGGTCCAGTTCCCACACCGGAGCCAATTCCGGTTTTCCGGTGGCGGACTTCACGACAGCGTGATCCGGATATTGTGCGGCGACTGCGGCCGCGTTGGTTACCGGCAGCGGAATCCTCTTCGGCTCTGCGGCGCGCGTCGACACGACCCACGACGACCCCACCTTAGAGATCTCGTGCGTGTACTCCTTTACGGCGCCAGGGAGTCCTACGGGGGACAGCACGATCGCCTGACCTGGCCACATGTCTCGGCTCGACACAGACACCTTGTCGGACAGCATGGACGTGACGGACTGAACCCAGTTCTTAGTCGTATCGTCCTGTTTCGGCACACACAGGGTTACCGACGCGGCGCCTGCCGCCACTGCCGCCACGCACGCCGACGACTCCAGGACGCCTGCGTACGCCTCAGGCCCTACCCACACGTGTTTTCCTGCGGCTATCGATTTCACGGATTCGATCATGGCCCGCAACTCCGCGTTGCGGGACATGACCTCAGCCCACTTTTCGGCAACCTCCTTGGACCCACCCGCTCCGCACCCTCCGCACTTCTTGGCGGGGGCAGGGGCGGAGACGGTGACTGAGCCTTGCGTCTTCGACGGCTTAGCATTTACTTCCGTCTCTACGTCGGACGCCCACCTCTCGGCGGGGTGTCCTTTACCGGCGTAAGCCGCCGTGACATCAGCAGTCTGTAGTAAATTGTCTCGACGTCCGAGTACGTAGTTCCGGAACTTTGCGACAGTAGATCTCGAATAGGAGGAGGCCGGTGTTTTGACGTCCTGGTCATGAAATCGGTGAGTCCACCGGAACCCGGATACGGATACCGCCATCCCGCCCATACGCCTGAACTTGTCGTCAATGTAGCCCTCTTCTCCGCCGAACTGGGAAAACCCCGGGTGGAAGCCCGGCCACTCGTCCCTAAGGCAGGCGAACCCGCCCAGCCCCTGCGACCACACGTCGATCCACGGCTTGGCGGCGACCGGACGTCCGAGGTCATCGGACGCGTACGCCGCGGTACCGGGCACGCGTAGGTTAGTCAGAGGAAACTGTGCTGTGTCTGTGTGCCACTTCCCGTGCATCAGGTCGTCGCCCCACTCGTCTCGGAACGACGACAGCGGAACCCGGTTGTCGTCCTCCATCAAGACGCCGTGAGCTAGGCGGATACCGTGGCCGGCAGTAACGGCCCAGAAGTCGTCCAGGGCAGAAAACGACCCGGGGTGTATCAGGACGTGTGAGTCGATGCACACAACCTTCTCAGACGTAGCCTCCGCAAACACCCGGTTACGCGGGGCCGAGGTGCCGTGTACGTGAGACCGGACGTAGAGCACGTTGGACAGCCTACGGCACCACTTCATGGTCCGTTCTTGGACCGGGCCTTCGGGCGAGTCGTCAACGACGATGATCTGCGCCACCCTGTCGGCGTGAAACACTTTCAGAGCCTCTACTGTGAAGTAGACGCCGTCAAAGTCGTTGAAGCACGCCATGCCGACAGTAAAGTCACGGTCCATGAGAGTCTCCTGTTTAGTCCCCGCCCAACGGCGGCTCCGTCGTAGGCCCGGCCGTAGTGGGCGTGATCGACCCGCAGTTAGCGGCTAGGCACGAAGCCAAGTCTGCGAACGGCGCCGCGCACAACCCTAGGCCGCCGACAGTCTCTTCCGGCACGCACGTACACACTTTCGGACCAGCCGGCCCGGTAATGCTCGGATACTTGCGGCAGTGGTACCCGCCCCATCTGCAGTCCGGGCCGACGCACGCAGACGTGCAGGCCCCAGAGGACGAGTACTCACCGAACACCGTGCATCCGAGGCCTTCCCAGAACGTCTGAGACCCGGACATACATGCTCTCGACGTGAACCCGTTACCACCTCCGGACGGAGGGCAGCACACGCATGAGAACACTGGGGCGGCCGTGGTCGTAGTCGTCGTGGTAGTCGTCGTTGTCGTGGTCGGTTCCGGCTCGCACGGCACCCAGGCCGTAGCGCCTTCCAGCGGAGCCGGGCAAGACCCGGTAGCTACAAGATTTGTATCCGGCGCTGTGAGAGTTCTGCCGGGGCACTGACACGGGGTCGAGCACCCGTCCGATCCAGTAACTCGGGTTAAGAAGCACCCGGTTACACCCGAGACCGTTGCGGTCTGGTACTTGACTTCGCACAGGTTGATGCACGGCCCTGAGGTCGTGGTAGTGGTCGACGTCGTTGTCGGTAGGCTAGAGTCCACGCACGGCGTCTGGGCCAAGGTGCCGTCCGGCAGGCCCTCAATAAACACCGGCTGTTGGCACGAGCAGCACCCTAGTACGCAGTCGACGGTCTGCGTCCAGCCGGAGTCTTCTTTGCGCCACGTGCAGTAGTCGCTGCACGGGCATGGGCTCTCAGTAGTCGTGGAAGACGTTGGCGGGTCGTTAGGGACCAGGCACGGTGTGCAACGATACTCTCCGTCAGTGTCAGGTATGTCCGACCAGTCTGGCGGAGAACAAGAGCACCCGGGACACTGTGACGATACGTACTCCCATCCGCCGCCTGGCTTGTCGTACTGAAATAAGCAGGTGCCGGTGCAGTTACCGCTTCCGCGATCATCGCCGCACCTAGTTATGGCCGCGGAGCAAAGACTGACGGGGGGATTTAGCGGCACATCGCAGTTACATTTATCCCCGTAGTCACTTGTCTCTTCGCAGCAGGTGCTGCACCCTCTAAACCACTCTAGTTCGTCAGTATCAGTATTTAATAGGGTAACGTACGCGCACGAGCCGCTGCACTTAGGCAACTCGGCGCACAACGTAGTCGTGATCGTACCTCCACATCCTACCGATGTTTGCGTGTTTCGTACTTCTCGAACAGTCGAGCATGCAGCTGACTCGGGAGTTTGCTCGCCGAAGCCCGCCCCGTAAACTCCGTACATCCTAAAAAGTTGAGCACACTGCTCTGTATTTGGTTCGAGTTTCTCGCTCAGCCATATACGGTTTGTTCCCGGTATGTCGTACGGAGATGGGTTACAAATAATTTGAGCATCGGAGACGGTGTAGTAAGTTAAAGTCCTCGTGCAGCAGCCGTCGGCATTTGGGTCTACGGTGGTTGTAGAGTTAGGGTCTGCAGTAGTGGTAGTTGACGTCAGAGAGGCGCATGAGATTTTGTCTACCTTAGACGGATTTACCGAGCAGCGGCTAGAAATGATAGATCCGACGGTAGCTTCTGCCGGACAACTACACGGTTCGGAGCACCCGCAGCCGGAACCACACGCATTCGGAGTCAGAAGCACCAGATTACCATCATCCTCCAGCTGCCACTGACAAAATCCGTAGCAAGTCGGATCTGAGACCGAGTAACTCTCTTCCGCCGGCGGAGGCACTGGCGGGTCGAGCACCGGCTCGTCGTCCCAATTAGGGTCCGGGCACGCGCACGGGTTAGTTGTGGCGACGACTGACAAGGCTAACTCCTGTCCACACAGTTTATTGCAGAAATCCTGGCCAGCAAGGCTTCATCCGCTACGTCACTCAGAACTTCATATACCAGGTGCTGCCTGTCTGCGGGGGATACTCTGTGACCCCATACCGCTGTCACAGTGACCTCGTTAAATCCCGCGTCATTAGGGGTCACCGACACGGCGACGTTTTGGACGCGCTTGGAGAGCTTAATGCGAAGAACATCCTGTAGGCTCAAGTGATCACCTTAGAACGCGTAGAGGTAGTTGGCTGTCGACGGGAGACCCCCGTCAAACACGAAGACAGAGGCGTAAGGTCCTGCAACATAGTCATTTAGAGCGGTAGAGTCGGCGTCAGGGCCGAATTGAGAACTGTAGGTTACTAACTGGTACGCCTGTCCGTAGATGAGCTTTTCACACACCAGCAGTGCCGGGTTAACGGAGGACACTACGTCGTACGCCGACGGAGGGCCGTACGGAGACGTCCTGGTGTCCAGCATGTTGGCCATACCGTAGCCGGTCTGCAAAGCCCGCGCTTCCGACGCCGTCCAAAACGCCTGAACGTCTGAGGCAGATCCGCCGATGGGGAATCGTACTCTGGTGTACCCCAAGGACGTGTCCTTGATGGTGGACACTACCGAGTTGTGAAACACCAGGTCAGCCGCTGTGACTCCTTCTAGCGCGGAAGGCGGAACAACGACCCTGTCTCCGGTAACTCCTACAGGTCCCATGCGTATCAGAGACCAGGCAGACCCGGCCGGGTCTCCGGCCTTCACGGCGTCCCCTACTTCTAAGGACGTCGTTTCATCGGGACCTATACACAGTACCTCGGAGTCCGTGGCGACGCATGTCCCGCGCCACGTGTCCTGGACGTACTGGACAACTCCGTCACGCTGGAACGCAGGAGACCCGGTAAACCGTACGACTGCGTCCACCAGGTACAAGTACGACCCTGGCTGGTGAGCCGCGGCAACTACGGCCGGGTTCGTGTAAGACCACACCGCTGTTCCAGACGGGACTTCGGGATATACGCCTATCACCTCGTCAACAGACTCAAAATCCAAGCCGCGAACCAGTACCGGGCCTGTCGTACTAGCCCCGGCTGTGAAATCGCAGCCGGCGACTAAGCCGTGCTTTCTGTACGGCCACGACGCGGCGGCTGCCAGCGAGGAAGCCCACGTCCCGGGTACGCGAGAAGGATAGTGCCTGGCCCAGTAGCCGCCGCACAAGTCCACAGGTTTTGTGATGAGTGGGGCCAAGGCTATACCACCGTGACCGTTACGTCGTCGGGACTACAGAAGAACGCGGTGCACAGATCCCCAACCCCGCTAGAGGCTGTTACGCCAGGGTCTAGCGTGGTAGACGCCGATAAACTCTGAACCACGTTATCCGGCCTGTACACAGACCCGGAGAGCGTAGCCGATGATACACCAAAGGTAGACCCGCCGACTCCGGACGTCGCCGCGGCCACAGTGAGAAGGCGGCGTATGCCCGTAGCGTTAATGGCGGAGGCCACAGACGCTTCGATTGCCGGTAAGTCTACAGTAGATCCAGGGGACACTATGATGTTGACGCTGGCACTGACTACCACAGGCGTAGGCCCCATCACCAGGCAGTCCCCAGACGCAGGCGCTGCGTCGCCAGATACGGCCGTTTGCCCGATCGGTACTGCAGGGAAGTACGCGACTGTGACGGCGTAGGACTTTGTCGATACGCCTGCCGTTAGGCCGCCAGACGACGTAGTCGGGTCCAGGAACTGCACACCGACTGTACCGGCTACCGTAAAAGCGGCGTCGCGGTAATCCTTAACGTCTGCGCCCGTTGGGACTTTAGTCGAATCGTAACCGCGGTACCTGTTTGTTATGGCGAATGAGTTCGTAGCAGTCGGGACTGTGCCGGCTTTCCACACCCTGAAAACAAACGCCGGGGCTTCAACGTCTGCGGTCGTCGTGTACGCCGTCCACTGCGTTATGCCGCTACTAGTACCGTTGTAGACCGCGGTAAGAGTTACGGTCTTGAGCTCCAACCCGCCCGTCTTTCTTACGCGCGCGTCTACTCTACCCGGGGCCTTGATTCCGACGCCGAGCCGACCCCTGTACGAGGACACGTGGCCGTATCCGACCACAGTAACCGTGGAACCCGGAACAGCCTCGGTGATCAGCGACCGTATACCGGCCGCTGTTGCGGCAGTTCTGGCCTCTCCCGGGGCCGGTAACCTGGCCAGGACCTCGGCCGACGTCTCATCCGACCTGCCTCCGGCAAAGGTATCGGAAGCTTCGGCAGCCGCAGAAGACACACTTAAGCCGGAGATAACGAGCCCGGTACCGACTGCGATATTACCGGCAGACCCCGTGTTCTTAGCCGTCACGGCTATGCTGCCTACCCACCCGTACGTAGTGGCCGTGAGCCGGGTGCCCAGGTTGGGGTCGTCCGTAGGGCGGACAAACTTAACCGAGGCCGTCGGGCGAAACTCGACGCCTGTCGTCGTTACGAACTTGACCGACGTGGATACCGTGAACGGGGCCGTGTTGGTCGGGACGGTAATCTTGATTGTTCCGGTAGCGGCTGCGGCGGTCGCAGGCGTAACACCGAGAGCCGCAAGAGAGTCGGTCAAAGCAGACGGGCTGACTCCGGCAGCCAAAGCCGTGGCCGGGTCGGCAGAAGCGGCTACGGCCGCACTGACGACGCGTTGCGCCGCCAGGACCGTTGACGCGGGGCCCAGCAAGAGATCCGCCGCCGGTCCGGACGACGCCACAAGACCGGGGTGCGTAGACTCGAGAAACGTGGCCAGGTCTGCCCGTGCGTCAGTGACTCCTTGCGGGTCCGTCTGCGCGGCGCTCTGAAGGTCGGCCAGTGTGATGGCGTCAGCCATTACTTGTTTCTCGTGGGAACTCGCGGACACACTGACCGCCGTTGGCGGCGGAATAGCCTACCGCCAGTAACCCCGAGGCTGAAAACCCGATACCTATCGTCTTAGGTTTCAACCCGGAAGGAAAGTCTTTGGCGTTACTTATGATACCGCAAACCTTCTCCAGAGCCGCCCCAGAAATAGCCGACGCCTTGATCAGCGTCCTAGACACGGCTATGTCGTCGGAGAACGACGTACCGGCAGTGGACCTGCCGGGAACGCTTCCGGTCGGAGTAAGCACTTCGTAAGCGACGACGGTGGCCGCCCAGCCGGGACCTGCGGCCGGATACCCGAACGGACCTGTCTCCGACAGAGACGGGGTACCGTCCGGCTTAAACAACGCCAACCCGAATTTATCAGCCACTGGTGCCTCCGTCTTCGGTAGGCGGGGCGTTGTCGTTTACTGTGGCGCCGTCCAAAATGCGTCGGCAGTGTTCGAGAGCCGCGCTGAACCCGGCAAGAGACTCGGTGTCTCCGTGACCGCGGCGTCTGGCCGAAGCCCAAGACGCGCACCGGACTTTACCGGCGTACCTGGCCTGGAGGGCTCTTTCCGCGGAACCCAGATAGTCGACTGCCGTCTTAAACGCCATGATCTCGCCGATACGACCGGCGTTAGGAAGACCGCCGGTGAGATACGCGACCCGGTAGCTCTCGTTCAGGCTTTCGCGGCTTATCGCCGTCTTGACGTTTTCAGGGTCAGACACGTGCAGCTCGGGGTCTAGCCCTGCAGGCCGCACCCACTCCCTACGCACGAGTCCGGGTAGACGCGCCGCCAGGCCGTTAGCGGCGGCAGCAGTCTGCCACGCTTCGACCTGTGTCTTGAACTCAAGCAGCGGGTCGTCTTCCACGGCCGGTTACTCCGTGACGGCTTTGTACTCGTCCAGCATCTTCTGAATCTTTTCACGCCGTTGGCTGATAGCCCCCGGCGTAACCTTAAGCATGGTCGCAAGTTGCGACGTACTTAGCTTCTCTTTGTTGTTCAGGCCTACTGTGTGCTCTAGCACTAGTTGATCCTGAGGACTAAGGTCCGCGTGGATGAAGTTCATCCAGGCCGTTTTGAACTTATCCGATAACCCTTCGCGGACGTCATCATCCGGGTCGGCGCCCACACGTATACGGCCGGCGTTGCGAGCCTTGGCGATGCGGTCCATGGGAAGACCGGTGCGGTCGGCTAGTTCATGGTCGGACGGTGGGCGGCCCAGGTCCGCTTCCAGGTCTTCGGCGTGCCGGCGTATGCGGGAGGCGTCGATACCGATACGCTCAGGGACCGATACCGGGATATCGAGTCTCGGGGACTTACGCCGTAACCCTTGCCAGTGCGACATGAGGTACGTGCGCAGCTTAACACCAGAGTCCGGTTTGAAGTTGGGCGTGGCATTAAGCGCCAGAAGCTTGGCCTCGGTCTTGAGTACTGGGTGTGCGTCCTTACCGCCGTAAGTTCTGACAGCCGACTCAATCCAAGGGTTGATGGCGCCTAGAAACGCGTCAGCAGTTTCCGGGGTGCGCATCTTGGCGTAGTTGAAAGCCGCGTCGTGTGCCGCCCTGTCAGCCTCGTGAACCGGGGTAATAGGCGGAGCCTTGACTCCGGTAACGGCCGGGTCAGTCCAGAGCGGCTTGTGTTTCTTTCCAGGGTCACTCAAGGGTAGCCCCCGCCCACAGTTTGTCTCTAACCCACTGAGAGTCGGCCAACGGGCACCCGTACCACTCTGTCGACCAGAACGGGTGGTAGGCGTCCGAGGACACCGTACCGTGTGGCGACTCTTGTGTAGTGCCAGCGTCCATCGCCCTGTCCGCCGATGTACGCACGTCGGAAAGCTCGAACGCGCAGTAGGCTGTGACGGCCTCAGACGATAGTACCATAGTAACTCGCACTACAGTACCTGTAATCCAAGACGGGTACCGCTCGGTGGCGGTGCCCTCAGCCCTGTCGGCCGGAACCTCTACCTTGATCGTAGACCCGGGCCCTATGTCGAAGCGCGGCCTGGTCCTCAGCGTAGCAGTACGCTTTTTAAGGTGCTCTCTGGCTGCCAGCGTCTTGGCCAGAGACCTGCCGATCGACAACCGAAGGTCTCGCCGACTTGCAGCGATCTGCCTGTCCTGTTCTTCGTCCGTTAATACAGGACCGCCTTCATCGTTGTTACCGTCGAATAGTGGGTCGTTAGGCTCCCACACCCGTACCGGCTTTATGGCGTCTGCGGCTTTCTTCTTAGTGGCCGGGTCTCCTGCTGCCCTGCGAACTCCGCCTAGAGCCGGACCGCCCATGATGTGCGGCGAGGCCTCGTAAGCGTTAAGCCACTCGGGGCAGGTGAAGAACGCGAACCGTCCAGCCCCGCAGCCGTCGTACACGGCGTGAGGCCTTTCCGGTAGACCCTCGGTACCCTTAATGGCCCCGGCCCACTGCACGTTGCGCCCCAACAGGTAAGCCCCGCGTATGGGCGTCGTGTCGTCCAGCTCGAGCCTGAACTCGTCGATCTCGTTAACGGATACCGTTGTCCAGTCCTTACTGCGACACGGGTGAACAGGCACCAGCAGGAGCCGGTCCGCCATTGGGACTACGGCAGCCTGAAGGTTAGGGCAGAACGACGCTACCAGCTTATCCCAGATCGTAGACGGACCAATGTCTCCGAGGGTCAGACGTCCAACAGAGTCTGCGAGCCCTTTACCAGGGTCTACTCCGAGCACTTTCTCAGTGGGAACCCGGAACGACAGCGGTACGCCGTACCTGTACCCGACCTTGTAATAAGCTTCGCCAGCCTCCTCAACAAGTCCGGACCTGTCTGCCGAGTCGGTACCTGTGATGGTTCTGACGGCCGTAGTCATGACGGACCAGCGGGCAGCCGCCTCAGTCGGGTCTGCGTCTCCGCTGGCTTCGTCGTAGAAGGGCTCGAAGCGATTCAGTGCCGCCGCCGCAGAGTCGTTTTTTATCCCTGCATCAGGGCATAGTGGGTCGCCCAGTTCGTCTGTGACCGAGTTGTAGGCGAACAGGTCGTCTGAAACAATCTTGCTAAAAAACCGCCGCACTCCGCACCGGTCGTGCCGACCACCCGTGGCGTTAGGAACGTTGTAACCCCAGAAGTCTGTTTCAGTTACGTTAGGAGCCGACGCCGAGGTTGTAAACACGGACGACAGGGTAGCCGCCGTGGACGCCGCGTTAACCAGGGGGTTAGGAGTCCGTATCAGCGGGTTCAGGGCGCTGTTGTACGTAAGACCGCCGGCGTAACCGGCAGCAATGGCGTTGGACACGGATGAAGACTCGGCCAGTGACGCCGACACGTGAGACAGCGTCAGAGTCACAGAGGGGCCGGCGTCGTTTGCTACGGCGACAACCCACCCGTCAAACGCCACCACCGTCTCGTCGATGAACGGGGCGGAGTCCTCGTCGTCCGGAAGAATTCCGTAGTCGGTTGTTTCCTGCTTTACGTAGACGCGGCACTTGATCCGGGTCGACGCCCCGTACTCTAGCAAGTACTTGATCAGATATCTGTCTATCGAAGAGTCAGACTCATTAGACCCCTCAACACCGCTGCTTAGTTGAACCAAGGCTCTTGGTATCTGGTTTAGGCCGTAATCCAGCTGTACGCTAGTAGGAAACGACAGTACTACGTTCCACTCTACGGCCTGATCCACTGTGATTCGCACGTGCGTCGGCTCTGACCTTACAGCCAGTAGTAGCGCCTGGGCGTTTGGGTCCGTCTCCCCGCCAGTGGCCTGTAACAGGCTGGTTGCTTCAAAGCCCACGGCAACGGAGTGGTCTATGACCCTGTGCATTAGGACTCCGCCCACAGGTCGTACACGGAGAATGCCAGGCAGAGGGCGGCTGCGGCGGATCTCACAAACGGTTGCGGGTCGTTCTGAGCGATCGCGGTTACGGCGTCACGTCCTGGACTTCCTGTGACGCGCAAGGTGTGCGCGTAGGCGTCCGCGAACCCGGACCACACGTGAGTCGGTTTCTGCCAGAATTCAATCACCGAGTTCTCGAACCCTGACGACGCGTCGAACGAGGCAAACAGCGCGGTACCGACCAATGGCTTGCTGGGTACGGATATGTCGTACGTCGTCGAAGCGCCGCTAGACACTTCACGAATAGTCACAGTGGGGGCCGAGTACGACAGGAACCACTTGCCGTACCCACGACCCGGCTGCTGCGGGTACGCCGGGCCGTCCGACTGAATGACTACACCCGGCGGTACGTTGGGGTCCGGCGTAACCGGGTAAGGAATCGAGTAGCTGATACGGGCGTCCGGCTCCCGGCACGCGGCTCTGAGATCCTTGTGCCACTCGACTACGGACAAAATTCTAGCGGCGGTGCAGTTACGACCGTAGTAGTCGTGCCCGACACCGAACAGTGCGTCTCGGGCTACCCGCAAATGTTCCGGCAGGGTTACAGGAACATACGACTCGTCAATGAACTCATCGCCGGGCCCGGGTCTTTCCCGGGTCGACGTGTTGAGCATCGTTGTGCGCAGGGCGTTTATCACCTAATCAACTCACCGGTTAGGAGTTCTATGTGATCCGGGCCAGTACCCCACGGGTCGTCAGCTCCCCAGTCACCGCCGCCCCCTGTACTCTCTTCGTCACTCACTACTACGGGCGGGATAAACCTGCGTCGCGGTGTGACACGCGGTATCAGCTGAATCGTCATGGCGAAATCGAACATCGCCATTTCCGGTTTCGAGAACTGTACAGTCAACTTCTCCACCATGCCGCGAAACTCTGAGAACTTACCGAGACGTACGCGGATAGGTACTCGTCGCGACGACGCCCTGACCTTTTCGTAGTACTCCAGGATACCGTCGACTCCGGTGGTCTCGTCGTTTACGCTCTGCTCACACAACCCGGCAAACAGAACTCCGCGCAGCATGCACGGCATGACACGCTCGGAAAACGTGTAAAACCGAATGGCGTCTCCGAACGAGTGCGTCACAGACAGACCAGAAGACGCCTCAAAGTCTACGCTAGTCACAGCCGCAAGGTATTCTCTGACAGTCAGTTCCGGCGAGTCTTCGTCCTCGCCACCCATAAAGATCAGTATCGGCGTCGCTTTAGTAAGCGTCGACATACCGACGATGCCGGGGGAGCTGCCGAACAGGTCGGACGGCGTAAACGCTATCACGCGTTACCCCCTCTGGGAGTGGCGGTAATGTTCAGGTTACTGGCCCTAATCTCTCCGCCGCCCGGCATATCTACCTTACCGGATATGTTGACGTTGAGGTCGAGGGCGTTAATGATCTTAACCGGTGTCGGCTTGTCGTTGTCGGCGGCCTTCTTCTCCGCGTCGGTAACGGCCTTGTGCGCGGCAGCACCTGCACCGCCTCCGACGGCACCGGCACCGGCCCCCTGGTTAAGTGCCTTATCGACCAGCTCACCTGTACGCGGGTTGTCTGACAGCTCTGCCAGCGCCTTGCGGTCCATGCCCTGGAGCTGCTCCCGTATCGCGGCCTCCGGCACAACACCTACGAGTCTGGCAGCAGCCTGAGACATGCGCTTGATGACGTCCTGCTCACGCTTAGGATCAACCGGACCGGCCTGGGCCAGACCGGCGAACTCCTGAAATAGCCTGCGCCCGACGTCGTTGAGGTCGAGGGCGTTAATGATCTTAACCGGTGTCGGCTTGTCGTTGTCGGCGGCCTTCTTCTCCGCGTCGGTAACGGCCTTGTGCGCGGCAGCACCTGCACCGCCTCCGACGGCACCGGCACCGGCCCCCTGGTTAAGTGCCTTATCGACCAGCTCACCTGTACGCGGGTTGTCTGACAGCTCTGCCAGCGCCTTGCGGTCCATGCCCTGGAGCTGCTCCCGTATCGCGGCCTCCGGCACAACACCTACGAGTCTGGCAGCAGCCTGAGACATGCGCTTGATGACGTCCTGCTCACGCTTAGGATCAACCGGACCGGCCTGGGCCAGACCGGCGAACTCCTGAAATAGCCTGCGCCCGACGTCGTCGCGGCCTAGGGCCTCGAGCGCGTTTCGTACGTTGGCGCCCTCGGCCATGTCCTTACGGGCTTCTTTAGCGGCTTTAATGGCCTCCGGGTTCGTCAACCTGAGTCTGTTTTGTACTGAGTACTTAAGCGCCTCTTCAGACCCGGCACTAACTCCGGCCGGTACTCCGTAGGTGCTGGCCTCGTTGAGCGCCGTCTTGAGCGTCTGTGTCGCCGCGCCCGCCTTGCCGTACTTCTTGGCTATGGCGTCTGCCATGGCCGCCTGGTCCTTCTCGCCAGACGCTGATCTAAGGTCCGCTATGAGGGTGTCAACGCCGACGCCCATAGCGGCGGCGGCCCCGCCCAGTTGTGCCCGCAAGAAAGCCTCGTACTCACGGCTCTGGCCGCTTTCCCTGACGGCATTAAGGGCGTTTCCGCTAGTCTCATTCGCCAACGCCTCGATGTTCCCGAAACGCCCGTAATACACCTGACGCTGGAACACCTGCCCCGACAGCCCTGACGCCTCGGCCATCTTCGAAAGACGGCCCATGGCGTCGCCGCCAGACATGAACGCCGGCAGCTTTCCGGTTTCTCGGATGCTCTTAGCTAGGTTTGCAAACTCTGACCCGGCCGTAGCGTCTCCGGCACTTGCGAGGATGGCCCCTACCAAGTTACCCATACCGCTAGCACCGGCGTCCGCCCTGAGTTGAGCGTCGGCCGCCATGTACTCGTCGCGCTTCAACGTCGAGGCGGATGACCTGCCGATATCCCCATATCCTAGTTTCGAGAACGCCTGGGCGTACGCCACGGACTGGTGTACCGCCTCGCCGTACAGCCCGGCCCTGACTCCGAGACCGCGAGCCCTGGCGTCGTACTGATCGCGCATGTCGACGAGCTCAGAAAACTGCAGTCCGCTAATTCTCGTGGCTTCACGGAGCCGCCTAACCCGATCGGCCGCTACGGTGGCCTCTGACGCACTGCCGCGCGTAGCCGACAACTTCTCAAGACCCTTCATCAGGACGTCCATCGGGGCGTTGTCGAGACCGTTCTCGGTGAACAGGTCGTTAACGGCCTGGATCTTAGCGGCATGCGCCTTGATAGCCTCACCGGCTTTCTTGGCGATCTGCTCTTCATTACCGCCGCCGATATTGCCGGACCGTACGAGACTGTCGAATAGCTGGCCAACACGAATTGACCGCAGTCCGCTCACCGAGTTGGCGGTCTCGTCCGCGTAGATGTCTTTGAACACCGAGTCGGCCACACGGGCCGCGTCGACGCCTCCGGCCCTGCCTCTCTCGTTCGGTAGAAACCGCGAAGCCTCTACGAAACTCTGAATAGCCGTAGATCGGAGACCCAGTCTTCCACCAAAGCTGTCCACGGCGTCGGGGGCGAACTGCGACAGGATGGGGAGCATCTTGGTCGCAATGTCTGTCTGATTGCGGAGTTGCGCCTCCATAGCCGGAGAGAACGTGGGTCTACCTTTAGCGTCAAAACCAGTAACCGAGCCCGGGTTAAAAGCCCTGTTGAGACCGGCAAACTGGGTGTAGATGCGGTCATTGTCGTCACGAGCCGCCTTGAACCTGGCGGCCGTCATGTCCGTGGCGTACTTGTTGGACTCGTACACGGAGTACAAGTCACGGCTTCCGTTAAACGAACCGGCTAGTCCGCCTACAGCCTGCTGAAACAGGTTCATCACGGACGGCATCAACATCGACGCCATACCGGCAAACTTAGGCCCTAGAAACTCCTGCCCGAAGATCGGAGGGAGTGCCGGAGGGGGCGCGCCGCGAAACGTCTGCGGTTGGTCCAGCAGCTGACGGTACATGGCATCGCGATACGGGTCAGCCATGGCAGCCTGTTACCTCTTCTTCTTTCTCTGAAACGTAGCCTTGGTGTTGGGCCTAGGCTTGGCGGATTTTGCCGCCTCCTGCATGGCGGCCTTCTCCTGCCGCTTACGCTTAATCTCCTTCATCTTGTCTTCCACCGACTTCACGTCATCAGGATTGGTCGGGTCGATACCGGTCATCCTGCGGTACGCCTCGGCTTCCTCTTTTTCGTCGACAGCCTTCATCTCGTCCGTATTAGGATAACCGAATAGCGCGGCCGACGCAGCCTCGATACCGGCCTTAGTGCCGGTAGCCATCATGAGGGTAGCAGCCTCCTCCATCTCGGCGGCGATCGTGACTAAGTGCCGCCGCAGCGGCTCGTAGCTTCCGCCGTGCGCGCAGAAGCCGGGAGAGCCGCGGGCGGCTAGTCTTAGCGTCACCCAGCAGCGGTGGAGGCCTGCCAAAAATTTTGGTCGTAGGCCCTCGTGCGGCAGGTCGCCAGTAGAGTCTGCAGGTCTTGGGACGACGCGGCCACGGCACCCCAGACTACGGAAGATGAGAACACCGTCTTGTTAAGGGCGTCGTAGGCCGCCTTGGGGTCACAGTTATCCGGGCGCGTGTACACAATCTTTCCTGAGGGTTGGTCGGGGCCCTTGACCGAGACGTATTCCACGGAGGCCGCCGTCCGCAGGTCTACGGCACGTAGCACTTTCTCCTGGAACATGAGCCCCACGGCGGTATCAGTCGGATTGGGGTTCTTCTCCAGCCACTCCCGGAATTCGCTCTGTGCTTCGTCCGAAGCCTTGTCGACAGATTCGCGGGTCAAGTCTGTCAGCATGACAGTGACTGCCCCGCCGAACAGGCTGTATTCCTTGCGGAACAGGCCGGTGGACGTCAGAGCCCGAATCAGCTCCAGTTTGTCGCCCGGTGTGGGTTCCGGGGACGGAGCGTCTTTAGAGGCCCAGCCGCACCTGGCACACGGCGGGTGCGGCTTATCTGCCTCTTTCGGGGCAGCCTCAGCCGACTTCTTGTCGATGGTCTCTTTAAGCTTAGCCGGGTCGACGCCGAGGGTTACCAGGGCGTCGGCGTCCATCTTCGTCGGGTCTGCGGACAACTTAGCGGATATCACAGAAGTCTCCTGTGTTTTCGTGGTTACTGTAGCTCTTTTTTAAGCAGCCCTCTGACCCTGCTGCGCGTGTCTTCCCCTCCTCCGACAGCTGTAGCAGCATTCAAAATCGGAACGTAGCTGAGAGCCCTAACCGGGGCGTATTGTTCCGGGTCTGCTCCGACGGCATCTACGCGTCTAGATAGCCTGGTTATCAGCTCGCGAATAGGCCCAGACGCGATCGTAGGATCCAGCCAGTACGCCAGCGGGTTGTTTTTTCTTATTCTTTCATGACCAGCTAATCGGTGATCTGCATCGTGCATACTAGCCGCGCTCAGGGCCTGAAGGGTAGTTAGGCGGTTATCTGAATCATCTTCAGTTTCAGCTTCGTTCCCTATAACACCTTCTCTTCTCAGCCGATCTACCAGCTTAGCCCTGTCCTCCGGGCCTCCTCCTGGCAGCATCATACTGAGTGCCCCGGTTCCCATCAGGCGAGTCATCACGCCTCCGGTAGGGTCTACTGCTTCTATTGCGGTTCCGACTAGCGGAGATCTGACCGCCTCAATAGGCATAGAGACGTATTGACCGTAGTCCTGAGACACGGCGGTGTTCCCTATACTTCGCAACCTGCTTGATACATACGGAAGTGCGGCTGCGACCGAAGAGGCTGTTCCTCGATTCATTAACCTAGAGGCGACACGATTTCTCATCTCAGCCCCTGCGGCAGATGTAGCGTCTGCCACATATGCCGGGTCATCTAGGCTTCTCTCAGCCTCTTTAACATACGAGTCAGAAGCAGCCCGTAGCATATCAACCGTTCTGCGATTGTATGCCTCTTTAGCCGCGGCACGCAGTTCGTATTCGTTCACGGTTTTACCCTAACGGAGGGGGTGGTGGTGGCGGAGGAGGCGGGGCAGACCAGTACCCGTTAGTCACGGAAGTAGAAATCGACTCCTCAGGCAACTGGTCCGGCCAGCCCCAGCCGCCCACTAGCCCGGCCGTAAATGTACCAGGAATAGCCGGCGGCGTGCCGTAGTAGTTGCAGTAATCGTACGCCGAGTCGTCCGGTATTACAGAGACCCAGGAGTCAGCCAGGCTCGACTCGACGACGTCCCCCGGCGTAAGAGTCTCGTACGCCGCGACGGACGTGTCAAACGACTGCGGATTTCTGGACCGTGCCACCCACCCACGTTCCGGGTTGGTCAGGAACGGACTAGACCAACGCATTGACCCGGGCTCGGTCCAGGCACCGCCAGGGTACGGGTGCTGCGAGTACCCCGACGCTGACGCCACCACCGGAGACTCCGACCACGTCGTCAAGGCTTGACCGGATTCGGCGGCCAGCGTCATCCAGCGCGGTCTCCAGGCGGTAAAGTCGTACGTCAGCATCTGCTCGTCAGACCGCATTGTGAATTCGGCGACGTACGCTTCGATGGGTGCCGACGGCACGTCCAGGACGGAGTCCATGTACGTCCTGAGTCCGTAGTCCCTAGCAGTGATCCCGGTAGACACGGACAGGGCCGCCGTGCCGACAGATCCGATCGCCGACACAGACCCGTTAACTGACAGGGCGGACCCGATCAGGGTGTAGCCCGCCGAGAACTCGTTGACCCCCGATATGCCGCCGCTGCCGGCAAACCCGTGAACGATCGAGCCGTAAGCTACGGTGTGGTGGTACTTTGAGATCGATCGCACGGTTCCGGTCGGGCCGGCGTCGCAGATGATCTTTCCGCCGAGAGACGTCAGCACGACGTCCCGGCTTATGGCCAGGACCTGGCTGTTTGGGGCCACCATCACGATACCGGAAGATTTGACCTCTTCCCCGACAGAGTCCGTGAACTGGTACCCGGGGCACACGGCCTGGGACTCCAGCAGAATACCGCCGCACCCGCTGAATCCGGCGACGGCCTGTAGGTTCCTGGCAGACGATAACCGTATATCGTGTTTCGTAGCTGCCAGGTCCACCGAGTCTCGGGCTTTGATCGTTACGTCGTGCCCGGCCCACATGTTGATGTTGCGCCCGGACCGGAGGTTGATGTCTCCGGGGGTGTCGATGTTCACGTCCGCGTTATGCAGGTGGATCGACGCTCCGAAACCGTTGTAGATGAGGACGTCGCCGTCATCGAGCAGGGCTATGACGGACTCGGTCTGGTAGTAGTCCGTCGGGCCGTACCGATGGTCTACGTCGAGGGATACCGCCGGCGGGTCTTTGAGGTGCTGCCGGCACGCCAGCCGTGCGTACGCCGGTATGGCTTGGTTGACCAGCGGAGAGCCGGCCAGGCCTTCTTCAGGGAGATCCCAGTCGCCCAAGTGGTACGAGAACGGGTGCGACGCCTCCCAGTTGAACACGTACGCCAGAAGGTCCGCTACTGCGTTGGCCCTACGGCCTTCGCCCATGTCGGGTAGGTCGGCTTGTACTTTGTGCCTTGACCAGTCCGCAGCCGTACCGACGTACCCGGACGGAGGCGACAACCCGGACGGGGTATACGGGGTAGGGTTGAGGCTGTCGTCCGGAGGAGTAGCTTCATCGCCGCCCGGATCCTCCGGTTTCCGTTTCTGACGCGGTACTGGCTGACTCGACCTTTTGACGAGGATGATGCGTTTGGCAGCGGCGAGGTGGTACGCGCCGGCCATAGTCCGGTGTTCGGAGATGACGCCCGGCTGAAACCCGTCAACGTTGTTAAGTCTGTTCTGCTCCACCCTCGCTTCGACTGGGTCGTTCGGCTCCCCTACTGTCTCCTCGGCCACGCCCTCCGAGTCAAAGAACAAATGCGTGTCAGCCGGCGTAGTGGCGCCGTCTTCTAGTTCGTTCGGCGAGAAGTACCCGGCGCCTTTATTTGTCCACTCCACCGCCTCGGGCGCTACGTACGTAAATTGCAGCGGTAGAGCCGTAACCGTACGGGTCCCCTGTCCCAGGTACCCGCTGAACTCGTAGCCTCTGGCAGCCGGAAGCGCTCCGGTGTCGGCGGTCTCCCGGACTGCCAGGCCGTTACCGCCCTGTGCGTCCTCAGACGCGATGTCTCGCGACCCCTGCCCGCTGTAGCCGGGTATCCCGTTGACGTCAGGGTTGTCGTTCTCGACTCCTGTGTCCGGGTCTACGACCGGGTTATCTGTGGATCGCCCAGTTACCTGGTTCCACTTCCACAGGCCTGCCCCTTCCCAAGGGTACACCCACGTCCGCTTAACGCCGTACAACTCGCCGGCGTCGTCTACCTGCTCGTCGTCGGACAACGACGTCCACTGCTGAAAGTTAACCCCGGCGATACGCAGAAGCTGATCGTGGTAGAAGGCGAATACGCCGGTGTGCTCGTCGACGCGCATCTGCACGTGGAACGAGTCGGCGACGATACCGACGCCAGTTTCCGCCAGGAAACCGCGCTCACCGGTTGCCGTAGCGTCGAGGGTTCTGCCGGACGAGAAGTCCCAAACGTCGATACCTCCAGGAAGCCCTGCCGCCTCGGCTAACGCGATAGCCTCTTCGACCGGGATCCGGTGAGATACGTCGCCGGAGTGGCCTGACCGAAAAAATGGCCAAGCAGCGTCACCGGGAGTGTCCTCCTGGCCGATACCGGGGCCGGGGGCCAGAGCGACGATCGTACCGATGGTAGGGGTTTCAGGGCGTATGACGTAAAAGACGGCCTGACCGATGGCTACCGTGTCGACCGGCTTTTGGCCGAACGGACCTAGAGCACCTAACCCAGTCAGACCGCACCAGATGAACCCTGACTCGCCAGAAGACACGCGGTACGCGTGACCGCCCATCACTGCGTCAACGACTACGCCGTACAGAAGTGCAGGCTGTGAAATACCCGGGCCGGAAACCCTGTCAGTGGCAGACCGGTAGGGGTCCGCCAACACAGCGTTTCCGGCATAAGGGGCTTTACCGGCCTCGCGGGAGGCGGACCGGTCTAGCCGAGCGGTCAGTCCTGCGGGGCCGTATTCCACAGTTTACTACGCGGAGACTCGGAGATTGAGGTTGGCGAAGATCCCGTCGATGTTCTCTTGGATGAACGACTGACGGGTGTTGACGGACGACTGATACGTGCTGATGGTCACGCCGTACAGGTCCCAGTACGTCAGCGGAGTAGAGCTGCCGCCGACTTCACACCCGATGCGGCCGCCGAGACTCAGGATGTTCGGGTCGCAGGCGTTGCCGTACTGCTGGTAGAAGTCTTGGGCGATCGTCGTCGGGCCGACGACCTTGCTAAACCGGACTTGGCCCTGAGACCGTCCGATCGTGTAGTACGTGACCTGGTACGCGCCGTTTTGGCTGTCGAAGGTGCCGTCGGCGACGATCGCGCCGGGAAGGCCGTTTTCGTCGGTTTCGACCAGGGCACCAGGCCCGAGTTCGAAGATGCGGTCGATCGGTTGCGTGTAGCCGATACCGGCTTCCTGGATCATGAGACCCAGGCCGTGGTTGGGGAGGTCGTCCCAAATCATGAACAGGCGGTCGCTACTGAGAGCGCCCGCCAGGACCTGCGGCTGCCGACCGAAGATGTCGAAGGGCATGATTCCTCGCGTCGGTTAGATGAGTGCCAGGGACAGCATTGTGGCGTTCAGCGGAACCGGACCGCCGACCAGGTTGACGGAGATCAGTAGGGCGTCCGGCCTACCAGACACGGCCGCCGAGGACACGTAGACGAGGTCCGTGAACGGGGCGCCGAGTCTGGAAATCTGGTTGCGGGCCCGGAACTCGGACTTCACGGCTTCGAGTCGTGTCCTCAGGAACTGCTCAATGCCGGGGCCGACGTTAGCGACACCGCGCAGGCTCGACCACGCTTCGTCGACCGCGAGACGCACGCAGTCGGCGTTGCGGGTAACGGCTTCTTCGGCGTTCGACACGGACGACGTGTCGGTCGTAGCCGCGTTCCGCACGAACAGCCCGCCGGACGGGTCTTGAGAGACCACGAACACGCCTCCGGCCGCCAGGGCGTCCAGTTGCGTATCGGTGAACTTCGGGGTCGACCGCGGGGCCAGTGTAAAGCCTTCGATGCCGATACCGCGGAGACCCTGGTGGGACGCCACGCTACCGCTGAGGCCGGCAACTGCGGCCGCCACAGCGCCGCCGCTGACAGTGACGCCGTCTGTGTCCACAGCCGTATCCGGCCACACCAGGCAGACGCGGGGCGAAGCCAAGGCCGCTGCGGCAGTCGTGAGTTGAGTTACAACTTCGTCAGACGTCGGAGACCGCCACAGCTGGAACGTAGCCGCCACGGGGATTTGGGACGTCGGCCCGGTAACCAGCGACAGCGTCGTTTCCGAGGTAACAGACGACACGGTGTAGGACTGGTACAGCGGGTCGCCGGCGTCGTCAGTGGTGTAGTTGCACCGGAACGTGTCGCCGGCGCGGACGCCCGACGTCACGAAAGTCGTACCAGTAGCTGTGACCAGCGTGTTACCGCCAGTACCGGACGTGACCGTAGCCGTACCGGACAGCAGGCTGACAGGCTCGGCGACAGAGGCCGGGCAGAACGCGGTCCGGTAGAAGCCGAGCTGCGGGGTGCTACGGCTTTCGACGTGGGTTTTCGCCACCGCGTGGACCGCGGCCAAGTCCGAGTGGATGACGAGCGTGTGGGCGTCAGACTCGTTAGCGATGCCGTTCAGCGTCGCAGTCCACGAGTCGCTCAGAGCCGGGTCGCCAGTGACCGGGACGGCCAGGACCACGTCGGTGTTGGCGGCGGCGTTGGACGAGGCGTTGGACCCGAGCAGAGACGTAGCCGTGTTTTCCAGCGCTTTGCCGACCGCGTAACCTAGCGGGTTGTCCGGGTGAATCGGCCCGACGTTAGCTTCGGCGTCGGCCGCCGTAGCGACCCGGAACACCTTAGCGGTACCGGAGCTCCACGCCCGGTAGTGCGCGTACAGCGTGCCTTCCGTGATCGGGGCGTAAACGGCCGCGCCGCCGCTGGTCAAACCAGCCACAGTCATGGCGGCGTTTGCCTTGGTCACTATGTTGGACGCGGACGCGACCCAGTTGAGGGTGCTGGTCGGGCGGGCTTCCGGGACTTCGACGCCGTCAACCGGAATGCTGACCGTTATGTTGCAGTCGACAGTTCGCAGCGCCGCAGGAACGTCGTCTTGAAGCACCAGCGTCCGGACAGCGCCTTCAGCCGGGGCCACAGCGGCGAAGGAGAACACGTCGCCCTTCTTGAGGGACGCACCAGAGCCGGTAAACGTAATCGTCGCGCCGTAGTTACCGACCGCGATTGCCGCCGCGGCGCCGGTAACCGTGGTCGGACCGGACGAGTCAGTACCGGAGGCCGTCGTGCACGTGATCTTGGCGGTACCGGAAGCCAGCGTACCGCCAGTCGAGACGGTCACGATGTAGGTCCGGTTAACCGTCCCGGTGTAAGTACCGCCGGACGTAGCCGTCGGGACCACGTACGCTTGGGCGACCGACACGGTCCAAGACTGGCCGGCGATGAGGTCCGAAGAACTGACGCCGGAATCGACCGGGCGGCCGCTGTCGATAGACAACGTGATCAACAGGCCCTTGGTGCCGATCGCGGTCGTGGCGCCGAAAGCGGACGGCACGACGTTGTCGGCGTCGTCGAGACCGTCTGAGGACCGCACCCGCAGTCGGGCAGTCGGGGCGGAACCTGCTGTGCTGGACTGAGTTACGGTGACCGTGTACACCCGGCTGATGCCACCGTCGGCTGCCGAGTTGTAGGTACCGCTAGCGGCGGACGCCACGTAGTTGAGCGGCGTACCGGCGACCTGGGTGATGGTCGGACCGGCGGCGGATTGCGCGGCCGCGTTGGTGGAGGCGGCGACGGCGGCGCCGATAGACGCCGACGTCATGTCAGCCGCGTACCCGGTGACCTTGGAGCGGTGTGACACGACGACGCTCGAAACCACTGCGGACAGGTCTACCGTGTCGCCGATGGCCACGTCGCGGTCGCCGAACACCGCCGTCCTGGAAGTGCCGTTGGCCGTCTTGAAGACGAACGCGGACGCGCGAACCCGGTTCGGAGGAGACGACGTCGGAATGGCCGTGCCGTTAACGCCGATGACCTTGGACCAGAACCGAATCAGGCCGTCTTCGATGTAGATTTTGGCGTAAGACGTGTCGACGATCTCACCATAAGCCAGGCTCGGCCACGAGTACGTCGTGTCGGCACCGACCACGTACGCGCCGAGACTCTGCTTTTCCGTGTCGACGGTGTAGCGACGCAGCTTGGCGTACGGCGCGACCACAGTAGGACGCAGCCGGGCGTACTTGGTGAGGTCGAGCGGCTGCGAGTCGGTAACGGCTTGAACTGCGGTCAGTGCGCGTCTGGCCACGTGGTAATCCTCGTAGTTCGATTATGATACAGCTGCGACCAGGGCTTGGTAAATCTCTCTCACGGGGGCCGTAGCTCCCGGGAATACACGATACACCATCTGATAGTGATACTCCAAGAATATTTGGGTGGTCCAGGTATCCTTGAATGTGGGTAGTTGCTGGCGCGGACCTATACCCGCCAACCTCACCCGTTTGAACTCCGGTAATGAGGTTTGCTGTAAGGCCGGCAGGAAGGCCGATAGCTCCCCGAACAGCTCCGCGGCGATAGCGTCAGACTCACCCTCTCTACCGCCGACGCACATTACGACCGTCTGTCCGGCCATCGGTATGTAGACGTTGGAGTCTACAAGGGCGTAGTCACCTCCGGTCCCGCCGAGCACGTCTAGTTCGGCCAGTCTCTGTTGGTCCCTGCGCTCGACGAGCACAGCCGGTCGTCTTTCGTCGTCGGCAGGGGTGTATTCTGCCAGCGTCGAAATGTGAATCGGGCTGTTGATGTCGTCGACCCACACCCTTGACTTGAGGGCCGGGTCGACGATGAGGTCGGCGTTAGAGAAGTGGTAGCGAAACCACTTCAATAGGAACTTAGTCAATCGGTCCGGAGGCCAGGCCGTAAACTCACTGCAGCTCGGTAGGGAGGCCGCAGACACTTCAGTCTGTGCTTCAGGCGGCTGGGTGCATGTTAGGCACTCTTCTGGCACTGCAGTCTCCGAGACGGCCTAACCGCCTACGACCTGGATTTCCTGCTTAGTATAGCAGGCAGGGTAGGCAGGATTAGATCTGGCCACCGGCACGTTGTAAACGATATCAGACCGAGGAGCCTTGTGCAGCTCCAAGCCGTAAACTAAAGGCACGTCTCGAAAGGACGCCAGTTCTTTCACCCTGTGCACGTAATAGCGCTCGTCGGAGTAGTGGTTGACCCACATGTCGTTGGTCGACACGGGGAGCGAAGCCACAACTCGCGCCATACGCGCCGAATCGGTCACTGTGCCGCGACCGCCGGCATGGTCCACCATCTTCTTCTTGTCTTCGTTCGTTAAGTCGGCAGTCCAGCACGGCTGCGGCGGGTGGTAGCCGCCTACGTAGTTACGACCGAAACAGATTGGGCACGAGGAGTTACGTTGCTCTCTTGTGACCGGGTCTACGCATGAGCAGAGCGTCCCAAACCTGCGCTCCTGTAGTAAGTAGCCGAACGTGCCGGCAGGGGTGGTCTGCAGCCTGAGAAGCTCTTTACGTGATATCTCGGCAGCCGTAAGCGCGTCTGTACCGAGAATGCGTCCGTCGATGCCGGTTGTCGGGGATAGGTACGTTTCACCGCCGTTAACCAGGACGACCCGGTACCGACACAGGTTCCAGACGCCGTAGACTCTCTGCGCCCCGTCTACCAGGAACGCCGCGTCGTTGACGGGGTCTCCGCAGTCCTCCCAGTCGTCGGCGTTAGCGCCGCCTGACGGAGACCACTGCAGTTGAAACGCCGATCCGACCTGTACTCCGAAGTCGGCAGCTATCGTCCAGCGTATGACCGACCCACCCAGGGCAGACACCTCGGCCCACACCTGCGTAAACGGATTCGCACAGTCAGGCGCGCAGCACTCTTGCTCAATCGACCCAGGATCAGCTACGGCCGCAAACACCCCCCAAGACGTAGTCCTAGACAACGACACCGACGGCGGCGCCAGGAGCGGGTACGAAGATGTGACAACTAGGTCTATCACGGGGTAGGTCTTCCGGAGGCCGTGATGGAGAAGGTAGCCGTCGCCGTCGTCGTGGGAACGGCGCCGGTTTGACGGCGTACCCAGATCGCGCGGCCCTGGTTCGGCCCGATGTCGCCGACCGATATCCCGGTATCGTACGTCGTCGGTGTCGAGAACGACACACCGGCCGGTGCCACAGAAGAAGCCACGGGCCTAGCCGCCTGAGCAGTAGCCGACGTTCTGGACACGACCCCTGCCGGGTCCACTCCGAGTGAGACGAAGCCGGACGTCGGCTGCGCCGAAGAGAACACTTTGACGGCGTACCAGGTATCCGCGTTGGACACGTTGTACAGGAATACGCACCGGTACTGAACGGATCCGGTCGCTGCGTCGGACGGTACGGCGGGAAACAGCGACTCGCCGGTGCTGTTCGGCCAGGGCGTCTGGCTGACGAATCCGCCGTAGCTGTCAGCCGGAGAAGGCTGCGCCGTACTGCCGCCTGGGCCGGTGTTGACGGTGTAGGCGAA